TAACGGATTGGTATGTAGTCGTACTGCCCGCCACATCCCGCAGCATCCCGGAAACGGTGGCTGACCTCGCGGGATAGAGACTCGTCTATCCCGCGAGTTCCCGCAATATCCCGCTACATCACTGCTGAACCGTGGGACGTTTGTGGGGAAGCCGTTCGCGCCCCCACGGCCACCAACCCGGACGGTATGTCCACGAACTCCACACCCCAGCCACGGCCAACGCCACCAAGGCCGACCCCGCCGCCCACGGCTCCACTACACGGTGAAGATCGACCACCCCCGCAGGGTCCAAGATCAACCCACCCCCGATCAACGCCACGTAGACCAACCCCAAAACACCAACCACAGCCAACGCCGAAAACGCCACCATCCGACGCGGACCAGACCCCTGCACCGCAACCATGAAAACCGATATCAACGCCACCGCGGTCGCAGCCACACTCACCAAGAACATCACCGAAACACCCCGGCTCCCACCATCAGACAACGCCAAAACATCACCCACGGGGACGCGGGAAACATCACCGATCCAGGACAGCACCAAAACCGCCAAAACGATCAAGGCGGTCAGCGATATCACCACCCACCGGGCAGGCCGATACCAATTCGACTCACCACCATTGTCGTCAACAGCCAAACCCCCGACACACACCAGCGACAACAGCCCACACCCGACGGCCACGAGAACGGTATGCCCTATGTCGCTGACGTTTTCACCCGCCGCCTGTGACAGCCACCGATCCAAACGCCGGTCACCGAGCCAAGGAATCGTCAACGCGTACGCCACCCCGATGGTCAGCAACGCCGCCGTGAACAACCTGGTCTCTCGCCTGCCCCACCTCGCAAGCCGAGCAAGGGCTACTAAAAGCTCGACCGCAACAGCCACAACCACATGGTCGAGTCTATTGTTTCCACCCGAAACTAGCCCGTAATCAGGGGAAACCCAAAGAGCGGCCAAGCTTTTCGGCATGCGGATTGCTCGCTACGCGCCGCCGCTCCTCGGCGTCGACAAGATCCTCGGCTTGGGCGACGATGTCGCGAACCTTCATTCCCAAGATCGGGGCAATCACCCGGAGAACCTCGAGTGGAACAGTTCGACGCTGCTGCTCGATATCGCGGTATGGAGTCTTCCCCATGCCGATCGCAGTCCACACGTCTTGCTGGGTCAACCCCAGCTCTATTCGGCGGTCGGTGATCACTCTGCCGACCGCGGCATCCATGGGCCCAGCAGACCGATCCACCACTACTCCACGGTAACTGATTGAGGGTGCCCTTATCCAGAGCTGATACGTTTTAAACCTCGATGTCGCAAATTCTTAGCGATCCGGTGTTGCGGTACCGGCTTTTCTGGTACTACTCTCTCATCAAGAGCTTTTCAGGGAGAACATTCCGCTAAAACCGGCAATCGATGCAACCTTTCCGTCGGGGGAAGGGCCAGGTCAGCCGGTCCTTGGCACAAGTTAGGTGGCCTGGACAGAGTAGACGTATCCGCTCAACCCCCAGCGCTTCGCGCCGGGCTGCACTCTCAACTGCACGACCGTTAAACCGGGGCAACCCGGAAAATCAGCCTGCCCCGAGGTGACGGCGGGCTCACGCACCCGCAGAGAAGATGAGGACGACATGTCGCACCCCGACAGCTTCGAATTCACCCCCTTGGTCGCAAACACCGAAATTGCCCCCCACGCGGCCTCCTACGGCATCGTCGTCCACCCGCCCGAAGGCGTCTACTCCTACTGGCCCGCCGACGGGCAGATCTGGAAATCCATCGGCCACATCACCGTCGACACCGCCGGCCGCATCGAACTGTGGCCCTTCTGCGGTCTATCCGACGCCGAGGCCACGGCCCTCGACGACTGCGGAGTCGACGCCATCGCACACCCTCCCAACGAGATCTCGGCATGGCGACGCGGTGGCGACGGACGCTGGCACTGCGACGTCAGCATCCTCCCGCACACCGGCGACCCCTTCGCCGAGCAGGTCCGCGCCTGCGAGCGTCTGGTGATCCGGCGCCCGCAACGCCTGCAGATGCAAGGAGCCGCCTGAACTGACGGACAACAAAGTGAGGCCCCAACCATCTCCATGGTTGGGGCCTCACTTTTTGTCTGTCAGTTCCGTTCTTTCGGTCGCCGGCGAACGGTGTTCTTCCTCGGCGCTGGCGCAGCCTCGGTCTCCGCTTCGCCGTCGACGACCGCGAGGGTTCCGACGCCGCTGCTGGTGAGTTTCGATCGGTAGGCGGCGAACCGATGTCTGACCAGCTCTGCGAGCTCGTCGTCTGATGGCTCGATGGGGGCAGGTTGCTCGTCGGGGTCTATCTTCATCTCCTCCCAGGTGGCGAAACCTGCCTGGACGAAGACCTCGGGTAGCGGGCGCTCGAAGACGATGGCGACTCGACGTGCGATCTCAGGGCGAGGTGCGCTCCCGTTCGTCCAGGGCGTGCTCGCGGACCGGGTGATTCCGATGCGGGCGCAGAACTCCGCTGTGCTGATTCCGTGCGCGCGGCAGATCTCCTGCACGTACTCCCACCATCGGTTTGTGGTCGGCGGGATGCTGATTTCAGGGGTCGTCACGGGTGCACCTTCCGGTGATTGGGCTACCCGGTTGACAGGCAGCTTTACACAGTCTGCCGATGGTATCGGTAAGGATGGCCTACCGTCCACGGTCAACTGTAATTACATCGTTATGACGGGCTGCACACTTTCGCGTTTCCCCTGTTCAGGGCTATTTAGTGGGCTCACGGATGTACGGGAAAGTTTACAAGGTCACCGCTTGTCTCTACGTAAAGTATGGAGTACTGTACGTACAGGAAACCATACAAGACACCGGTTGGTGTTCCTGAACACCTCGGCCCGCCCCCCATTGCAGTGAGGGACGGGCCCGACATCCCACGTGAAAGGACCACGTGACATGCCTGGCCTCAAGCCTACCGCCGCACCCAAAACCACCCAGGTCAGCGACACCCTGATCGTCGCCGCCAACGTCTTCGCCTGCGGGACCTTCTTCGGATTCGTTCTCTGGCTGACCAACTGGAGCGTGCAGTGACCGACACCGCCCTGTACCGCGAACCCTCGCGACTCACCGTCTACCCCGACGTGCTTCAAGGCTCGGACGAATGGCTCGCTCACCGCCGAGGCATCGTCACCGCGTCCGTCGTCGGCGACCTCATCACCACCAAGACGATGAAGCCCGCCAGCAACGAAACATCCCGAGGCCTGACCGCCCTGCTTGCGGCCGAGCGGATCACCGGCTGGACCGACCCGACGTTCATGTCCGACGACATGTTCCGAGGTATCGAAGACGAACCCCGTGCCCGCGCCAAGTACAGCGAGCACTACGCCCCGGTCCAGGAGACCGGGTTCATGGTCCGCGAATTCGACGGGATCCAGCTCGGCTACTCCCCGGACGGACTCGTCGGCGGCGACGGACTCATCGAAATCAAGTCCCGACGCCCGAAGATCCACCTCGCACACATCCTCGCCGGTGGAGTACCCGCCGAGAACATGGCGCAGTGCCAGGCCGGGCTGCTCGTGTCCGGCCGCGCCTGGCTGGACTACATCAGCTACGCCGGCGGCATGCCGATGTGGCGCGTACGCGTCCACCCCGACTCACGGTGGTTCGAGGCCATCATCGCCGCCGTACAGGCATTCGAAGCCAACGTCGCCGAGATGATCCGCCGCTACCACGAGGCCACCGAGGGCCTGCCGACCACCGAACGCGAACTCACCGAGATGAGCTTCTGACATGGACATTTCCGCAGCCGCAGCACCGAAATCCGACCAGATCAACGCGGACGACCTGATGTCCGGGCCACGTGTGGTCACCATCGTCGAGACCCGCAAGGGGAACGCCGAGCAGCCCGTCGAAATCGTCACGGCCGAGTTCGGGCCGAAGCGCCCGTACCGCCCCGGTAAGTCGATGATCCGTGTCCTCATCAACGCCTGGGGGGCGGATTCGAAGGTTTACGCCGGTCGCCGCCTCAAGCTCTACCGCGACCCCGAGATCAAATTCGGTCCCGAGAAAGTCGGCGGGATCCGCATCTCCCACATGTCCCACATCGGCAAGCGGTTGACCCTCGCCCTGACCGTAACCCGCGGCAAGCGATCGCCATTCGTCGTCGAACCCCTCCCTGATGGCCCGCCGCCGATCACCGACGCCCAGGCCGACGAGATCATCGTCGACATTCGGTCGGCCGCCGACCGTGAGGCGCTCGCCGCGATCTGGGCGCAGCTCAAGACATTCGACTTGGGCGAGCATCGCAACCCCCTGGTGCAGCTCTGGAAGGAACGCGCCACCGCCATCGCCAACAGCGAGACGGCACCGCCCGCTGACGACGTCCAGGACGCACCCGCCGACTACTACGACGACGTTCCGCCGGAGCAGTGATGACAACCCCGATCCAGCTCGGCGAGCTGGGTGGCTGGCTCGTGTACCCCGTCGCGGGGACACGAGCCGGGGAGGGCGGCGACTGCTACGAGGTCGTCTACTTCGGTGACCGAGAACTCGATGCCCTCCGCTACGCCAACCGCCACGACGGCTTCCGCGCCGTCTACGCCCAGCCCGGCCAATCCCTCCTCCAAGCCGTCGACGCGATGGAAGCCGCCGCCCATGACTAGTTGGACCGAACTCCCGCTCGCCGCCTTCGATTTGGAGACAACCTCACCGGACCCGCATACCGCGCGGATCGTCACGGCATGCGTCCTCCGGATCGACGGCGGCGACGTGACCCGCCGCCACTGGGTCGCCAACCCCGGCGTCCCGATCCCCGCCGAGGCCACCGAAATCCACGGCTACACCGACGAATACGTGTCCAAGCACGGCCGCCCCCACGACGACGTCGTAGCCGAGGTAGTCACCGAACTGCAGGCGGTGTGGCAGGAAGGTCGCGCGCTCGCCGTCTACAACGGCAGCTACGACCTCACCCTCCTCGCAGCCCAGGACGCGGAATTCACCATCGGTGGCCTGGTCGTTGACCCTTTCGTCCTCGACAAGCAGTACGACCGGTTCCGCAAGGGCTCAAGGAAGTTGTCCGCGGTGATGATCCATTACGGGATGCGCCTCGACGACGCCCACGACGCCGAAGCCGACGCACTCGCCGCCGCCCGGCTCGCCTGGAAACTGCCCCGCACCTTCCCGCACCTGGCCGAGTTCACCGCCGACGAGCTCATGGAACGCCAAACCCACTGGTACCGCGAAGAAGCCCACCGGTTCCGCGACTACCTGCGCCGCAACGACCGCGACCACTCCGGCGTGCGCACCCAATGGCCCATCCAGGCCACGAACCCCGAAAGCGAAGCAGCATGAACACCACCCTCACCCCCAAGGCCCGCCACCTCCTCGCCAACGACTACGTCCCCGCCGACCGCACCCGCGACATCCTCGCCCCCATGCTCGCCGACGACATCATCATGAAACGCCTCAGCCGCATGATCGGCGTCGACGCCGCACTCCTCACCCGCATCGCCCGCGGCCAAGCCACCTACGTCGCACGCGAAACCGCCAATGCCATCGACCAACTCGACCGCGACGAGGTCTACACCCACTGCCGGCGCGAACCGAACCGGCTCGACGACGTCGTCTACGAACGCATCAAAGCCGGCAAGTACGCGCGTATCCCATACGGGCACAAAAGGATCTACGCCCGCGCCCTCCACGCAGAAGGCTGGTCGTTGAAGAAGATCGCGACCACCCTGCATATGTCCGGCGCCACCGTCCGCGAAGCCATCACCAACACGCACAACGACAACGGCGAAACGGCATGAGCACAATCCACACCACCGTTCCCAAACAGGGGCAATACCGCAACCACAAACTGCGAGCAATGCGCTTGTACCGCGGCCTACCATCCCCGATCATCGACGCCACACCAGCACAGGACCACGTCAACTGGTTGGTCTCGATCGGGTTCAACGACTCCTCCGTCGCCGCAGCCGCAGGACTCACCCAGAACACCATTCGCGACTTCCGCCTAAGAAAGTACTCCACCGCACGCAGGCAGTACGCGGCACGAGTCCTCGCAGTCACCCACATCCCCACCCCCGACCAAGAATCACGAAACGTCCCAGCGATCGGCACCCAGCGACGCATCCAGGCACTGCAAGCCGCTGGCCACACACAAGCCCAGATCGGCACTCACCTGGGCTGGACACAAGAGCGCGTTGACAAGATCCTGCGCTCCAAATCCGTGAAAGGCCGAACCTTCCAACAAGTTTGCGCTGTTTATGACCTGTTGTCCCACCAGGTGGGGCCTTCAGCTATCGGCAAAACACGATCCGCGCGCCGCGGCTACGCACCACCCCTGGCGTGGGAGGGAATCGATATCGACCACCCCGATAGCACCCCGATTCTCGATGCCGAACCGGCCACCGGCTGTGTCGACGAAGTGCTGCTGCAGCGCATCATCGAAGGCCGCCATACCTACCCGGACGCGAACCCACTGCGCGGCCCGGAACGTATCGCGGTCATCGACCACGCCATCACGCACGGCTGGCTGCGGGCCCGCCTCGCTGCGGCACTCAACATCAGCATGGACGGTGCCGACCAGGCGCTGGTGCGCCGCCGGCGGGAACTGCGGGAGGCAGCATGACCACGCCCCTCGGAAGCCGCAGCATCGACACCAAGCGGTACCGGTGGCGCAAAGCCAACGGCATCGCGTTCTACACCAACGCCGCACCGGTGCAGCGGCATCTCGACGTCCTCGCCGCCCTGAACGTCACACCGCAGATGGTCGGCTACGTCGTCGGCGTCGACCGCCAAACGATTCAGAACATTCCGAATCAGCAGCAGGTCAACACCCACCTCGCCAGCCGAATCCTCGCGGTGTCCCACCATCCACACCCAGCACAGCACCGTGTCCTCGCAATTGGCGCGGCCCGTCGCCTCGGTGCGCTCTCCGCGCTCGGCTGGCCCCGCCGGGTACTCGCCGCACGCCTCGGCATCGACAGCAGTCTGGTGAGCCAACTGTTCACGCAATGCCACACCAGCTACACGCGATGGCTCGCCGTGAAAGCCCTCTACGAGGAATTGTCGGCAACCCGTGGACCCAGCAACCACGTCGCCTCGACCGCACGCCGTGCAGGCCACGTCCCACCGCTGGCCTGGGAGGGCATCGACATCGATCACCCACTGGCCGAACCGGACTGGGTCGCGGTCTACGGCGAATGCAGGCACGGGCACCTCTACAGCCCCGAGAACACCATGCGACGGATCGACGGATCCCGTGCCTGCCGGGTATGCCACCGCGCCGGTGTCGCCCGCTCCAAAGCCAACAAACGCGCCCTCGCACAAGCCGCCAAGCCTGCCTGACCCACCCGCCGAAGCGAAAGGACGGACCTTCTGTGAAAGCCGTCTGGCTGCCGTCAAACTACTGGCACGACCCTGCCCTCAGCAGCCTCCACCGAGACTGCGAGACGCTGTTCACCCGCGCCTGGGCCCACTGCGGGCTCGCCGAAACCAAGGGCTTCATCCCCAAAAGCGCGTTGAAAACGTTCGGAATTCGGTCGGTTTCGCGTCGAGTTTCTGACCTGGTTTCGGTCGGAATCCTGCACGAAACTGAGGCCGAAATCAGCGGGTCAATCATCCCTGGCTACCAGTTCGCAGACTGGGCGCAGTGGAACCAAAAGGGCGATGACCTGTTGGAACGGCAGAAGAATGACCGCGAACGGCAGGCCCGACTGCGCGCCCGCAAATCCGGAAAGAAGGCAAACGAGTCACGTGACACCTCACGTGACGTCACGCCCCCAGAGCAGACTAGAGAAGAAAAGAACACTACTTACGTACCTAGTGCTGCTCACGTAAGTAACGCGCACACGCACGACGAAACACGCCGCGCACCCGCCGACGAAGCCACCGGGCCGACAGTGCCGCCCGACGGCTGGAAGATCGTCCGCAACCTCACCCAAGGCCTCTCGCAGCCCACCCGCACAGCACTCGCCATCCAAGCCGCGGCCATGCTCCACGCCGGAGTCGACGCCACCGACATCACCACCGGCCTCGAAACATGGATGTCGCGACCCGACGCCCGCATCGGCCTGTTCCGGCACCTCGTCGACGACGCCGTCAAAGCCCGCCGAGCACCCACAGCGGCGGCCAACACCGGCGTGCCCGTCGCCCACCACGACCGCAAAACCCTCGGCTGGGAAGAAGCCGCCGAAGCCGCCAAACGGTCCCTCGGCCTCATCCCCGGCGACAACCAGCCCGCGCTCCCCGCCCCCGGCGACCGACCGCTGCTCACCATCCTCGACTCCGACTACGTGCAGGAAATCGCATGAACACCAACCCCGAGTACCTCGACATCGCCCGTGAAGTCCTCCAGCACTGCTCCGGGTACGACCTGTGGTTCCCCACCCCCTCGCAGACCGCGATCGTCGCCTGGGCCAACGTGTTCGCCACATCCAAACTCAGCCGTGAAGACCTCATCGCCGGCGTCGACCGCGCTTACCAAACCGAAGCCCCCGGCTACCGGCCGCTCCCCGCGTCGATCATCAGCTACGCGCGAACCGCCTACTTCGAGGCGCTGCGCAACCTGCCCGACGACCGGCGCCGACTGATGGACGAAGCGAACTACGCCCTCCAAGACATCGGGTTCAGCACCAACGAGGCCCACCGGTACTCCCGCGCCGTCGCCCTCGGTCGTGTCCCGAGCGTCCAGCTCACCAACGACCAGGCCGACCAGTTGCGCGCCAGGCTCGCCCGAACCCGCGAACAGCTCGAACAGCCACCCCGCCACCTCGAGCCCCTGTGGAAAGTGCTCCGCGAAGCAACCGAAGGCCCACAGCAAGCGTTCCGCGCCCTGACCAGCGACTCCACCGAGGAAGAAGACGCAGCATGAACCGGGTTGACACCGCGGCGATCCTGGAAGAAATCGCCGCCTACGACCAGCGCGACATCACCGCCGACACCATCACCCACTGGCACGACACCATCGGCCACCTCCCGAAAGACGTTGCCTCCGAAGCCGTCTCCATCCACCACAAAACCAGCAGCTTCCGCATCACCCCCGAACAACTCCTCGACATCGCCACCCACATCACCACCCGGCAAACCAGCGCCCCACACCGCAAACGACGCGCCGTCATGCTCGCCTACCAAGTCAACGGCGCCATCAACGACCACTGCCCCAACTGCGACGCCCAACCCGGCCACACCTGCACCGCAGCCACCGGCGAAGAAGCACACGCACCCTGCATCGCCCGCCTCGTAGGAAAGACCACCGCAGCATGAACAGAACCATTAGCAAACAAAACTGTGTACATGGGACGCAGTTGTGTGCAGTGTCCGTGTTGTTCTGCTGCGGTCCGATGCCGGAGCTGTTGTTGGCCGTGCGCCCGCCTGTCGTCCACAGAGACGGTCGAACAGGCGTTCGACAGGGGATCGGTTACCCGGGGACGGCTGCGGCGAATCTGGGGGCCATTCCGGGAGGTGCCCGGTGAGCTGCACCCGATGCGGCAAGGAATACAAGCCGCTGCGTCGGAAGCTGTGCAAGTCCTGCTACCAGACCGTGCTGGATCGCCAGACCGCCTACGGTCGCTGGGAATCGGTTCTGGTCGACGCTGAGCCTGTCCGCCAACACGTCCTGGCGTTGATCGCGGCTGGTGTGAGTCGCCGTCAGATCGTGAAGCTCTCAGGTATCCCGCGCAGTTCTCTCGGCACGCTTCTGGTTGGCAAACGTGGTGGTCCGGCCGAGAAGATTTGGGAGAGCACCGCGAAGCGGCTCCTTGCTGTCGAGATCCCCGGCGCCGCGCACGCAGTTGCCGCGGCAGGGGACCACATGCCCGCTGTCGGGGCGATTCGCCGCCTGCAGGCGCTTGTTGCTGCGGGTTGGCCGATGTCGACGTTGGCGCGTGAGTGCGGGATGGGGGAGACGGGTGTGTCCAACCTGTTGCGTACCCGACCGGAGTTGATCACCGTCGATAAGCATCGGCGGGTGGTTGACGTGTTCGCCCGGTTGCAGCTCGAGCCTGGTCCGTCGTTGCGCGCCAGGAACTTCGGGCGGAAGCAGCATTGGCCGTTGCCGTTTCAGTGGGACGAGGGCGACCTTGACCGGCCTGAAGCGACGAGTGCGGCACCGCGGCGCCGCGCTAGTCGGGCGGCGGCGTGAACCCGCGAACCCGGTTTGACATGGGTAGTGAAATCAAGATGTGCGCATCCACGCATAGAGCCTGTCAGGAGAACCCGCCATGACCCCGCCGCCGCTCAGTCACCTTCTCGCGGAAGGCCGCTCACTCCTCGCCGAAGCGACCCTCGGTGAATGGAAGGCGACCCCGCCGTCCGGCCCGTGGCCCGCTGACTACTGGGCTGTCGGCACCACGGCGGACGGGCTGCTGGAACGGTTCACCGGCGAAGGTCCGCGCGACGCGGTAGATGACGGCGCTGACGCCAGAGCGATCGCGTGGGCGATGACGAACCTGTCGCACCTGCTCGACGCCCTCGACCGGGTGAACACGCTGCTGCGGCGGTGGGACAGCGAGAAGTACGACGACCTGTTCGGTGCTGTCCAAACCGAATGTGTCCGCGAAGTCCGCAAAGCCCTCGAAGGAGACCACACCGCATGACCTCGCTCACCGGGCGGACCGTGACCCTCATCCACGAGTCCGAGTTCAGCAAGCTCGTCACCGAAACCTACGGTCGCCCATACCGATTCCAGCAGCAGGATGGCTGTCGGTGGGGTCAGGACACCGTGTACCTGTTCGACGTGCCCCACCCCGAAGGCGGTTGGGAATCGATCGAGGAGTTCCGCGGCTGCTACGCGGAAGGCGTGCCCACCGTCGAGGAATGGGCGAACACCCCGATCGGTGACTACGAACACTCGTGGCAGACCGAACTGCACTGGCGTCGCGAGTTCTATCCGCCGTTCGAAGCCGTTATCGACGACCTCCACGCCCGCGGCCTCATCGACGCCGGTTCCTACGGCCTGCACATCTGGTGGTGACCGCATGACCCTGTATGCCTACGACACGGAGTTCCTCGAGGACGGCCGGACGATCGAGCTGATATCGATCGGGATCGTGTGTGAGGACGGCCGCGAGTACTACGCCGTCAACTCCGACATGCCTCTCAACCAGATCAAGGCGAACGACTGGCTGGTCCGCAACGTCCTGCCTAGCCTGCCGCTCAACTGGCGGACTGGGCTGGACCGGTACCTCGCGCACCCACGGAACACGTTCCCGAAGCCGTCGATCGATCTCGTCGACCTCGATACGAAGAGCACGCTCGTGAAGCCGAAGTGGGTGATCGCGAACGAGGTCCGCGAATTCCTCGTCGGTGACCTGACCCCGGCCGGCGAACTCGATGGTCGGCCGTTTTACTTCGACACGGACCTGCCTGAACTGTGGGCTGACTACGGCGCCTACGACCACGTCGCCCTCGCACAGTTGTGGGGCCGCATGATCGATCTCCCCGCGGGTGTGCCGATGTACACCAACGACCTACAGCAGGCGCTGCGGAAGGTACCCGACGGGTTCGAGCCGCCCGAACAGACCGAAGGACAGCACAACGCTCTCGCAGACGCCAAGCACGTGCTGCGGGTTCTGCGTGCCCTGGACGACTTCGAAGAATCCGTTGCGGACCGGGTCGATATCGTCGACGGCTTCGGTCGCGTCATCCGAAGCGAGGCAGCATGACCGCCGAGGAGATCCGCGCCGACACCCCTGACCTGACCGTCGCCGAGCTTGAGCAGATCCGCAACGCGACCCTGCGTACCTATGAGGGCGGTGACGAGCAGTACAACACGCTCCCGCCGCACCTGTTGAAGGTCGTCGACGGCGATGGCGGCCTGGTCCACATGATCGACCTCGCCATCCTCCGCACCCGCCAACTCGACGCCCTACGCGCGCAGGTGCAGCAGGACTACGCGGCCATCCACGCCAAACAGCAGCGCGACCAAGCCCTCATTGACGCCCTGGAAGAGCATGTTCGCGAGGAGGGTGCGCTCGCTGGCCGCCTGCAAGATCAGCTGCGCGCAGCCTGCGCCGATGGGTCCGCCGCCCACGAACACATCAGGCACCTGGACGACTTGGTCCACGAGTACCACAAAGCCCTCATGGCCGTGACCGGTGGCACCGAGGAGGTGGGCGCGGGTGACGGTGGTGTGGACCGCACGATCGTCCCGCCCGGCACGATCGCCAAGATGCGCGCCGAAAACCCCGGCCCATCTCCCGAATTCCGGGAAGCCATCGCGCGCGCCCGCCAACGCAGGGAGAACAACGATGGGTGAGAAGACTGAGATCGACCAGCTCGCCGAACTCCTGCGCGGCACCTACTGGCACGAGCTCACAGACGTCGAACCTTACGACATTGACGGCTTCACCACTGTCGCGCGCATCAACGGCGAAAACCGGGACTGGACACGCACCGTCGCGATCGTCACCCGCGGGCCATCCGGGCAGCACTACCGGTGGGAGTTCGAGGAGGGCTTGGCCGAAGACCATCCCGATTTCGGGCCCGCCGAGTATGGCGACCCCGACATCACCCTGGTGCACCAGGTCACCGAAACCATCACCGTCACCCGCTGGGTGGCCGAGGAGAACCATGGCTGAGGCCAAGCAGTACCGCAAGAAGCCCGTCGTCATCACCGCCATGGAGTGGGACGGGACCGCAGAAGGCGCTACCGCGGTCATCCAGTGGATTCTCGACAACGGCGGTCTCGCCAACTACCACTGCTCGCACGACATGGGTTGCCCCGGAACAGCAAAGGGGCACGCCATCGCCATCCGAACACTCGAAGGGTGGATCCAGGCATCGCCGGGTGACTGGGTAATTCGCGGCATCGCGCGCGAGTTCTACCCATGCCGCCGCGACATATTCGCCGTCACCTACGAGGCGGTGGACTGATGCCGAAGGTCCTGACGAGCCCCTACGAGCGGGTCCTTGCGCGAACTGTCCACGATGGCAGTTGCCTTCGGTTCACCGGCGATCGCTCCACGAACGGAGGCTACGGGCGCATCAGCGTGAACCGCCGCCTCACAATGGTCCACCGAGTCGTCTGGGAACACCACCACGGCCCTCTTGCGGACGACATCACGATCGACCATGTTGCGGCCCGCGGCTGTCAACACCGCGATTGCGTGAACATAGACCACCTGGAAGCCGTCACGTTCGCCGAGAACATGGCGCGAAAACCGCTGCCCGAGTATGCGCATTGCGCAAACGGGCACGCAATGACCGCTGAGAACACGTACACCCGATCCGGCTCTCGAACTCGGTATTGCCGAGAGTGTCGAAAGCTGGCACAGCGCCGCTACACCCAGCGAAAAGCATTGGAGGGCTGAGCCATCATCTCACTGTGGTGGTCGTTCGCGCTCACATCGATCGGTGTGACGGGCCTGTTCCTCGTCTACGGGCGCCCGAACTCGCTCATCGGCCCGGTGATCGGGCTCTCCGTACAAGCGCTGTGGATCGCGTACGCGGTCGCGACGGGTCAATGGTGGTTCCTGCTGTCCGCACTCACGTACGGCGCCGCGAACATCTACGGGCTGCGGCAACGACGGAAGACGGCTCACGATGTCTGACCGGATCACGGACGAACAGCTCGCGGGTTGGCTGGAGTACTCCACCTACCCCGACACGGACGAAACCCACGCCCTCGTCAACGAACTCGCGCGACTGCGCGAACTGGTCGCGATGTTCATCGACGGCGAAGACTGCTGGTTCGACCATGCCGGCGACTGCCAAGCACACGGCATGACCCTAGAGCCGGGTGAGCTGTGCCCGAACGCCGAAGTGCTGCAGCTTCTCGCCGCGTGGGAAGGCGACGCCGATGACGAACGGTGAGCAGCTCGACCGGTACCTCAACCGGTATTGCGCAGGGGGCCCGCGATCCCCACGCGTGCATGTCGGCGCCGTCCGCGCAGTGAACGACCGCGTGCAGGGCTGGGCAGTGTGTGTCCTGTGCGGCGACACCGGCTACGAGGTCGCCTACGTCCTGTCCTGGCGGCTCGCCGTCTCGCTGGCATTCCGCACCGCTAACTACATCCGAGACAAGGCTGTTGCATGACCGTCGACGACATTCACGTGACTCCGCGCGCGGACCTCATCCAACACACCCTGACCGGCAACTGCGTGTGCGGGCCGGACCTGGAGATGGTCAAGGACCTGCAGGGCGCGACCGCCGGCTGGGTGCACATCCATCACAGCCTCGACAATCGCGAACACATCGAACGTATCGGAATCCAGGAGAACCCGAATTGAGCGTCGTCACCTCACGTACACGCGTCGAAACCAAGCACGAATGGCTCGTACCGAACCCGGCCGCGGTCGGTGACTTCCTCGAAGCCGTCGCGTTCGCCCGCAACCGGTACACCGAGATCCACGGCAGCATCCCCACCTACGACGACTGGGCGTTTGTCACTCACGAAGACGACCACCTGATCGTCGGATTCACCACCAGCGAGGTAGCGAAATGACCACCACCCGAACCCGTTCCGTCGCGGCAATCATCGCCCTCACCGTGCTCGCCGGCGCCGGATCAACCGCCTGCACCCGCACCCAACGCTGGTGCGAACTCGACCAAGGTGATGTCGTCGTCGACAACTCGTACTGCGAACAGAACGTCGCCGGGTACGAGTGGGAACCCGACCACGACAAACCCAAGCACAAGAAGAAGCCGCTCAAGGCGAAGAAGGCCAAGCACTGATGCGTGAATACCACTACATCATCACCGTGCAGAAACCGAACTCGGCGGGATACATGTCTACCACCCGAGCCGGGATCATCATCAGCAGCGGAACCCGACAAGAACTGTTCGAGCAGATCTTCGTCGACGCCAACCCGGAACGGGACGCGAACGTGATCTACTTCTCCCTCGAACCGAACAAGCTGGCCGCGTGATCGAGTTCTGTGCCACCTGCGGGCATTCCAGCGCAGGCCACAATTTCCGGCACGTCTTTCGGCCCTCGCAACCGGACCGTACTTTGCCGGAACCAGAGCTCGAGGTCGGTCGGTTCGAGGTGTCATGTGTGCCCCGCGACCACCCTGAACGGGCCGCATTCACCATCAACGTGGAGTACCGCGGGAACGGTCGGTGGGCAGTCACCCACCTCGGCCGCTGCTACGCCGCCGACGGCAGCCGATCCCCGGAATCCATTCCCAGCGAACGCCGCGACGAATGGCTTGCTACGCACCGGTTCCCGTTCAACGAGGCCCTCGCCCTCGCGAAGCAGATCGCACCGCACCTGCGCGTCGGCCGTTGGGGTGTCGCCGAAGCCCTCGCTGTTGAGAACGACACGTGACGATGGAAAACCCACCCCGACTACCAGCCAGGGTGGGCGTAGGGAGTGGCCGCTCTATCGGACGGTGCGTGGGCCGGGTGACCACCTCGGCGGCTTCCGGTGCTCGATCGCACCGTTCGTCGCCCAAGCGGTTACCCGTCGGCGATTGAAACTCGTCGACTCCTTCTCTCCACTGTCTTTGACCCGGAGCAGACGGTGGTGTGTCTTCGCAACCCGCTCTGACGCGCCGATAGGCAAGTGGACCGTCAGTTCTACCCAGTCCGCCTGACTCATCTCCTGCGCATCGTCGCGAGGCACCTCCAGATCAACTTGCATCCGGACTACGTCAGGCGCCATCACCACCAATCCGCTGGGCCGATCGGTCGCGCCATACGGATTAAATTCTTTCTGCCTTGGAAGGAAGGCCGAGGCTGGCTGATGCGGGTCGGCTGGCCTAACCGCAGCGGACGTCGCGAACTGTGCCTCCGAGCAGTCAACCTCCACCCCGGTGGAGGTCGTGAGGGTGATCTGTTGGCGGTACACAGGGAAAAACGTGTGTACCCCCGGTTCGGTGTCGATCAAGAGGACAGCGAAGAACGACAGGTCCATCGGGGGAGGCGGAACCGTCACGTCGATCTCGTCGAACAACGTCGCTACCGAGGTCACGACCGCGAGGTCGGGTGCTGCCGCTGAGTCCCGCAGCAGCGATAGCAGTTCGGCGCGGGTCGCAGTACGGTTGCTGGTGCCCTCGCGCCACGGCACCGCCGCAGTCGCCCACCGGAATCCGCTCGCGGGATTGTCCGGGTCCCTTGGCACCTTGGGAAGACTCACCAGGTACGGCGCCTGGTCGGTTTCGAACAGCAACGCCATCACCGACCCGTGATCAGTCACGACACGAAGGGTCGTGAGAGACGGAGTGACACCGTATGCGAAACCGCCCTTTATCTGCTGCCACCAACTCGCAGGATCGGTGTCATCGAGAGGAATGACCTGCTTCGATCCCTCGCAGAGGCCGATAATCCACAGAATCGGGTAGCCGCCTGCGGCGTTCGCCATCCCTGCCAACTGGGCGGCCTTGTCGAGCTTCGGCCATTCACGCTTCGCTTCGACGTGGTCGTCTTCGACCTTGCCGCCTGCGATGACGTGGTTCACGATCTCGTTCACTCGGGTCTCGAGCTGGATCTTGTTCACGATGGCCACCGTACCGGGGGGGTGTGCCCGTGAACATGGGGTTCCACCTCCCGAGGGCGTTCTGCGCCACGCGGTGGTGCGGGTCGGGATGGGTGGTGTTCTGCAGGTTCGAACGGCAGGTTGATCGCGAAGGTCGGTGTCTATCAATCTTGGTTCTAGAAATTGGCTTCCAGTCTTTCGGAAAATTGGTCATAACACCTGTTTAAAACCACCTGCTTGCGCAACCTAGTTGCGAAACTATGTTGCGCAACACGGTTGCGCTCGATGGGTGGTTTCGATGTTGGCGTCACAAACCAAGCTCCCGTCCGTCGATATGATCGGCGCGTGACGGAAGACTTGGACCAACTACGAGCTGCGACCAGCAGTTATAGACTGTACGTAAAACGAAAAGAAGAAGCCCGTGAAAAGGTTTTGGAATTGGTTTTGAAGGCTTTACGTGCAGGCCTGAGACCCACTGATGTTGCTGCCGCGTCCCCTTTTACTTCCACCTATGTTCGTCGTATCGCGCGAGAGAATGGGATCGCCCCAGCGGACCCGGAAACGCGGCGGAAAAAGTTTTAACCCGGCCTGGTCCGCGCGGCCGATACCCGCGCGGCCCTCGCGCCGGAAACCCTTGTTTGGTGCGGTCCACGACACTTGATATGTGACCCCAGCGGAAATCCTCGAACTCCCCCTCGAAACCGGCAACGACAGCGGCGCGACCACCATCCGTGGCTTCCTCGTCGCGTTGCTCGGCGAACTGTGGATCGAGAAGGAAGGGTTCAGCGGCAAGCGGCCGTTCGGTAATTCCGGATGGCAATGGGATCTTTACGCAGCACTCGGCCGCGGTGGCGCCGTTCCGATGACCTTCGACGAATACGGTGGTGTCGACGAGGCCGATACCGACCAGTGTTACGACCTGATCATGTCGGCCATCCGCGAACTCGGGCAGGCACGCAATGGCTGACCTCGACCTCGATGACCTCGTCGGCGAATGGCACGACAGCGACGACCCGCGCCCGCTGGCTGAATACCTCGGGATGACGCCCTGGCTGTACAACGCGTGGGTCGAACGCCCCGAAGAGTTCGGGACCGTCTCGACCCTCGACGAATGCGCGGCGAACTACCCGCACTGGCGCGTCATCCGCATGTTCGTCGTCGGCGAACTCGCCGACCAGGTCCGCTCACGGCTGAACGGGCAGCCGGAAGACCGCGTGTGGGCCAGCTTCGCCTACGACATCGGCCGAGCCGAGGCGGTGCTGTCCTTCGACTGCTACACCTCGCCCACCCAGATCAAAGACGTCTCCTTCGTCGTCGGCTACCTCGGCGACAAACAGGGCCGCTTCACTGACGTGCGCGCCTGGTTGGACGGTGACGCCGATGCCTGACCGCGACATCGTGGACGCCATCGACGAACTCGTCGACTGGCAACTCGGAAAGGAATCCTCCGGGTACGACCACAACATCAACCAGGTCACCTGCCCGCAGCCGTGGTGCGACGCTGACTGGCACGGGCTCGCCATCACCACGCGCATGCGGGCGATGCGGCGAGCTGGCTACGTCGATCCCGACTACCGGTACGCCGACGACGACAGCGAAGTGCTGTGCCCCGGCTCCGACTTCGAGGGCGAATTCACGCCGCCCGTCGACCTGCGCGCCGGAATCGACACCGGGTGGGGCACTTTCGCTGACACCATGCGCCGCGTCGCCGCATGGCACAGCGAGATCCTCGGCACCTGGCCGCTGCCCGACGACCCGTACGACGACAACTCGTCGCGCGGGGTTATCGAGATGACTGAAGTCGACAGCCTCCGTGGCCTCCGATGCCAGGTGGATACGCCCGACGCGGCGTACGCGGAGCACCTGCGAGAACACGTGCGGTGCAGCTTCTTCGAAGAGGTCGCGCGCCGATACTCCGGTGTGCAACTGGATGCCGCAGAGATCCGCACCGAGTACCGGCAGGACGGGATCAGCAGTCTGGTCGCATGGTGGGAACCGGCCCCGCTCGGCGGCGTGCTCGAAGGTGGGCATGCGCACGGACGTGAGGTCAACCCGAACGTCGGCCACCGAGTCGAAACCGTGGCCCCGGTGACATTCACACCGGCGGACTTCGACTGCCCGCCCCCAATGGAGCTGAACGCCGTCACCTACGAGCGCGCCGCGTACGACACGGTCACCCGCCGCTGGGTGTACCGGCCGCGCACTTCGCAGCCCGAGCCCTCTCCGCTTGCAATCCGAGTCCAGCGGTGGCTACCCGGCGACGACGTCGACGAGTGGATCCGCGCCAACCGTTTGACACCGTTCAGCGAGCTCACCGCCGGGATCCTCGACGACCCCGCTCTCATTCTCAACCTGCGCCGTGACGAACCGGTCGAAGGAGACCAAGCAGCATGAGCACCACCTTGTTCGATACCCCGTACGCGCGCGCCATCTTGTTCGGCCTGCAGCGCAAGCACGTGTACCAGGGCACCGTCCCCGAAGCCGAAGTGCAGCGCCGGCGGGTGCGCAACCGTGCCGCCCGAAAAGCCCGCAAGATCACCCGGCGCCGTTGATGGCCCGCTCCACATACATCTACCTCGTCAAAGACGGGTGGGGCGTGGTAGCCGCGTTCACCGTCAAGCACGAGCTGATCACCTGGCTGCGCACCAACCCCTCGCCCGAACACAGTGTCCGCCGCATGAGCGACGGCGCGCACACCGCCGGATACACCACTCTCGACATCACGGAGCTCCTCGCATGACCGACGTCGTGAACCACCCCGTCCACTACTCGACGGGCCGCTTCACCTGCGAATGCATCACCATCACACGCCATTTGACGTTCACCGCGGGCAACGCGGTGAAGTACTGCTGGCGATTTGCCGAGAAGAACGGTGCAGAGGACCTCCGAAAGGCAGTCGTATATCTGCGATGGGCGGTCGAGGACGGCACTCCGGCGATCCTTGCGGGACATGAGGACACTGTTCGCTCTCTGGTTGTCGAGCACGTCATCCCGCACGCCGACGGCGTTTACGGCGCCATCGAGCGCGTCGTCTTGACGAACGACTACACCGGCGCTCTCAACCTCATCGAGGCAGAGGTGCTGACGCTGAGCGGAGGTACCAACCGTGGGTGAGCAGTGGAAGCCTTTCCCTTCCGACGATCGGTACGAGGTCTCGGACCTCGGCCGTGTCCGCCGCGTATCGACAGGCCGGGTTCGGCGCCCAGTGGCGTTGAAAAACGGGTACCTGACCGTGTTGTTGAGCAACGGGTCGAACGACCGGAAGCTCTACTACATCCACCGCATGGTGTACGAGACGTTCGTCGGCCCGATTCCCGATGGAATGCATGTCCGGCATGGCCCCAACGGTCAGTCCGACAACCGACTTTCGGAACTGCGGATGGGCACGGTCCGGGAGAACATCGCGGACAAGAAGCGGGACGGGACAGAGCCGACGGGAGCAGCTCGCTGGTCCGCCAAGTTGACCGACGCTGAGGTAGAAGCAATCCGCTGTCGACGAGGCGAGCCCTACCGTCGTCTGGCGGCCGAGTTCGGGGTGTCGACAACGACGATCGGTCGCGTTGTGCGTGGCGAGTGCTACCCAGTTGAGGCGGTGGCAGCGTGACGACGAAGAAGCAGTTGCGCGCCGAGCTCGCGCGTGCACAGGCAGAGGCAGCCGACTGGCGAATCCGTCACGACCTACTGGCACAGGCGTTCTCGGCTGTCACCGGCTCGGCGCGATACGTCACGTTGCCCGCCGACCAGTTCGACCAGTTGATGGCTGAGGTTGACCAGGCCGATCCGGCGCCGAAGCTTGCCGAAGCCGCCGCGAAACCGCGCACGTTCGGAGTGATGAGGCGGGCGGCCTGCGGGTGCCTCGTTCCTGAGCACATGCTCCATGTCAACGGGCGCGCTGAGTGCGTCGACTTTCCGAAATGTTCAGGAAACCCCGATGTTCCGTGTGACACGGAATCTGGCAATTTCCCGAACATCGGGGCGGCGTGATGTCGGCGCTCACCGGCGAAGACATGCAACCGATCCGGCGTGATCTCACCGACGACGAGAAGCGGCGAATCATCGAAATCCTTGTTCGCGGAAACGAGGAGGACGACGAGTGACCGCGATGACGGATTGGCAGCCCACCGAATGGTGGGCGTCGTTCGACGAACACGGCCTGCTGGTCTACGAGGCCACCGACGAAATCTCGGTCCGCGCGTACGCCATCTCGGCCGGACACACAGTCCGGCGGCTGTGGATGCGCACCGATAGCGAATGGCGGCCCGCATGAGCATGGCAGTCCACTGCGACCGCGACGGCTGCGGCGCATGGCAGAAGCTCGGCACCGAGCCGAATCCTGGCTGGTACAAGCTGAACCTCTCCGACGACATCAGCGCCGACGCCACAAAGCATTTCGACACGCTCGAATGCCTCCTTGGGTGGACCGCGGCCAACAGCACACCACCGACCGAAATCCCGGGAGAAGCCAATGGGTAGTGCCCCTTCCGCCGATGTGTACTTCGGGTACGACCTGCCCGAATACGAGTACGACTACGACACCGACACCACCGCTGAGCCCCAGTGGATGCAGGACGGTGAAGACTGGGAAGACGAACTCGCTCGCCTACTCGGTTGGGTCGAAGTGCCGTTCCCTACCGACTATCCGCGCGATGATGACATCGCGATCTGGAGCCTTCCGCGTGAGGCACGCGAGGCAGTCCAGGCGACCATTCGCGCACGTGAAAAAGCGTACGAGGAGTCCTCGCCGGAGTATCAGGCGTATGCAGCCAGCCGGGAACAACGGGCAGAACTGCTTGCCTCCATCCCGGTCGAACTCGACAGCCAGGGTTACGACCGCGACATCCATGCCGTCCGTATCAAGGCATCAGTCCAGCACGTGTACGGGTGGAGCGCCACACGCCTGAACCCGCTGGTCGAAAAGCCGGAATGGCGCGAACAGCTGACTCGATTCGTCGAAGTGCTCGGCCTGGACGTCGGCGACACCGAACCCGGCTGGCACCTCAACTGCAGCTATGGGTAGGCGTGCGTCCGCGCGTGACCAGCGCCGGGATGATCTCGCACGGCTGATGGCGGCGGAGATGCTGCGCCAACTCGACGGCGGCGGGATCGATTTGGGTGGGCAGGTGTACATCCCGCCCGACACGTTCGGCGACGGCGACACGATCGACTGCTACCAACTCGCCGACGCTGTACTGCGGGCGCTAAAGAAGTGTGCGATGGAAATCCCGTGAGACCTACCAAAAGCGCTGATATGCAGGTTATTTCGGAATAGCAGGTCCACTTCCGTTGTTCCAATGGAGGTGAAGAATGTTGCGATGTGTTCCGTCCAAGACTGCGCGGGTCGAGTGATTGCCCGTGGGCTTTGCAACAGGCACTACAAGAAGCTTCGCAGGTACGGCAGCCCGCTGATGTCCGGACGCCCGAGTGCGCTCAAGAGGTACCGTCAGATCACTATTTGGGGGCACCCGCTAGCCGACAAGTACGGCCGCGCGCTTGAACATCGGGTCATTCTCTATTCGAAGATTGGTAGCGGAACGCATCCATGCCACTGGTGCGGCCAGGACATCAGCTGGGAACTGCCGTACGGATCTCACGGTCGCCTGACCGGTGACCACCTGGACTGGGATATCCATAACAACGACCCAGACAACCTGGTCGCTGCCTGCAACTCATGCAATGCGCAGCGTGAAGAAGACCAGGACTGGGAGCCGTGGAAACCTGATGGGGCGCATGTCGCGCCGGAGCGCAGGCAGGTGGCGTGCAAGCGAGGGCACAGCCTGTCAGGCGAGAACGTCTACTCACCTCCTGGCCAGCCTGACCGGCGTTGCTGCCGCGAGTGCATTCGGATCAGGCAGCGTAAGTCGTGGAAGGCCGCGTGAGTCTCGGCAAGTCGATCGGCACCCAGCACTGCATGCGGCACGCCCGCGCCGCCGGAATCCCCGTCTGGGAATGGGGACTCGGCGGGCAGGTGTCAGATCGGTAGATCAGTCCTGCGGTGGATGATCCCCGCGCTCGACGATCTCCAACTTGGTGACGTTCGGGTTCAAGAACTGCAGGTGCACGCCCTTGGTTGTGCGGACGAGCGTTTCGAAATCGACGTCGTGCAGGAGGATATGCTTCACGGGCAGAGCACCACGTTCGGCCTGAAGCTTTTGCCAGTCTTCGAACGAAGTCACGTTGTATTCGCGGCGGTTCAACGCATATACGCCGATGGTCCAACGTGGTGGGTCACCGTGGCTGTAGGCGTCAGCCTCAATTCCGACGATGGTCCAATCGCCGTCATTCAGACCGGCCAGTTCCTTCAGGTTCAGACTGGTGTTGACGAGGCTGTCTTCGATCGCGCCGACACCGATGTAGTCGTTGTATCGAGCGCCAGGTGGTTCAACGTACTCAGGCAAGTGTGTCCTTCTATCGGATGTTGCTGTGCGACTGCCCAGGGTTGGGCATCGGCGGCTACCGTACCCGGAACCACTGACATGGGCTGTGGAACAGGAGGTTTGCCGGGCTTCGTCTCAGCTACCTGTGGGTAACGAGACGAACGACACGGTCGAGCATCCGTTCGGGGCTGTTGATCGTACCGAGATCGTCGTATCGTGGATCGAGTTGAGGGCCGGGCAGCCACCAATCAGTGAAAGGCTCATCATGAGCAGGGATAAATCAGTGGCGGTCGACAAGTACATGCGGGAATTCGAAAGAGACCTCGGACCGCTGTCGGCTGAGCAGCGAAACATGATCACCAGGAAACTGCTCGACATCGTGATGCTCGCCGATCACATCGAACGAAAAGAAGCTGGGCTTCCAACTCGCCCGATGCTCCGTAGATAGGCAGAGGTCCGGCCGGCGTTCGCAATAGTACGACCGCCGGCCGGACTGCCGGGCAGACAACTTACCGCCCTCGTTCAATTCCTCGCTCGGTCCCTCGGTCCCCTCTTTCAGACCGGGTTCGTTCTGGAACCTGTTCGGCTTCCCGTACCCTTCGCCGTTCCGCTTCTTCCCTCTGCTTCTGCAGCTTCTCCCGCGAAAGCGCCACCGCGCCACGGCCACCACCAGCATCAGCCAGTGCGCGGACATGAACCTCTCCCAAGTTCATTCCGGCCTGAACCTGCTGAATTTGGGTCGCTATCGCGATCTCTTTGCTGTCGTTGGCGACCCACCTTTCGGCACCGTTGATCTCGACGACGACCGCACGGGCCTTATCGTCGGTCCGGAAAGCTCCGCGGGCGATCGCGTCAACGACCTGCGGGTCGACACCCCGTTCCAATAGGCGCTGCGGATCCATTTTCAGCGACTCCGCAATCTTGGGCACCCTGTCTTTCCACGCTGCGTCATCCATCCGATCATGGGTGACACGCTGCCCTTGATCCCGTGCGGCTTGCTCCAACCGTTTGTTGTGGGCATCGACTATCCGCTCCATCAACTCACGATTCTCACGCTCCCGAACCTGCTGCGCCTCAACAGCTTTCGCCTGCTCAAGCTCCTTCGCCTCGCGTTCCTTCAGCTTCTCCTCAGCTGCCGCAACAGCCTCCGTCACCGGCTTACCCGGCTGTTCGGCCTGCTGAGCCAGCACCAACCCGGCAAGCTCACGGTGCCGGGGTGTGGGCATCGGCAGATACTCCAGCATTTCACTCTGCCTCGCCTCCAACCCCTGGCTCGCGATCACACCGTGCATCTGCTGCATCATCGCCGCCAGCTCCGGATCCATCCCCGGCTCCACAGCCAGATCCAAACCCTTCGCCGGCGCCGCCAAGGTGCGGGCTTCCTTCACCGCGGCGATCACGACCTCCCGGTCGACCTTTTCGAGGAGCTTCAGCAACTGCTGCTCACGCTCCGCGCGTTGCTGGGCTTGGACCCGCTCGACGATTTGCGCCTCTTTCAGCCGCAGCTTGGCGGCTTCGCGGGCGATCTTGTCCTGCTCACGGGTGATCTGCTTGTCGACCTCGATCAGCGACGCCAGCTCGATCTGTGCGCCCGCAAGGACTTCCAGGCCGATCGGGTCGCCTCGCTCCTTCGCCATCTCGATCTCCCGGACGAATCCCTCGAGCGCGCGCGGCGCTGTCTTCAATTCCGGGGCGTTGCGGAGCTTCTCGACCAAATGGCCGAGCTTGTGCATCAGCTGCTTCTCAACAATCGGACGGCCAGCTTCCACCGCACGCTCGAACTCGCGCTCGTTCAGCTCGATATGGACAAACCGGCCAGGGAAGTCTTGAGCCAGCTGCCGAGCTTCTTTGACGACCTCCGGGTGTGGCGGGTGCGCCGCCCGGATGATGTACTCGCTGAGCTTCCGGTTGGGGTCTGTGCGAAGCAGCTCACGTTCCTTTTTGAGCTGCTCGAGCCCTTCCTTTTTGCTTGCCCAACCAGCTTTGAACTCGGTGGTCTTCTGGACGACGGGTATCCCTGCGCGTTCGACGACTTGCGCGGCGTCGTGGCGTCTGGCGCCGAGCGACGTTGTCGCTGGGTGTTCGTGTACCCACCCGAGTTCGGGGGTGCGGCCATGGAGCTCTTGGTAGCCGTGCATCATCATGTCGTGGAGGAGTTTCCGGTCTCCCCACAACTCCACCTGACGTTGCCAGTCCAACGGCCCACGGATCTTGTCGAGCTGGGTGGCTGCCTCCGCGAGCTTGGCTTGCACGTATGCGTTGTGGCCCGCATCGCCGGCCTCGGTCAGCCCACGATCGGTCCGTGGGACAACGTCACCGTGGTCGTCGTTCTCCGCGGGGCCGGTCATCGCCGACCCCAACGAGAAAGGATCCTCTGGTTACCCCAGCGAGTACTTCGGTGCCTCGCGGGACCAGGCGGCGAGACCTTCGAGTTCAGTCGCCAAGACCCCGGGTTTCCGGTCGAACACCACGTTGCGGATCGACTGGCCTGGATCGGTCCAGAATGAGTGACCTGGGAATTCGATCGCGGGCCCGGTTGGTAGGCCTTCGTAGAGGTTGACCCACACCCACTTGCCGACACCCATGCGGCGGAGGAAGATGTGGCCGATCCCGCGGGCGCACAACGCGAGGTAGTCCATCTCCTCGTCGGTGACGGTCGGGCCGGGGTTGGGTAGGCGTTGCATTGCAGCGTTCTCGATCGCGTCGAACCCGGCGACGGTCCAGGGGTCGTCGAGGTCGCGCAGCGCAGGGATCTCGACGAGGAGTTGCGCCAGGTCGTCGGCTTCGCGGTCCAGCCACGCCCGGAACTCCGGCGACCGCTGCTGTTTCGCCAGGCGGCGCAGTTCGATTTCTGAGTAGGGTCGGTCTTCGCCCACGGTGTGAACCTTTCGCGAGTGGTGGCGAGGTCGGTTCGTGCTTGGATCATCGTATCCACCGGGATTGTGTTTGGGGGATAGAGGCAGCAACCCCCGAGACCCGGGTGTGGTGGAAGGGTCTCGGGGGTCACCATCACCCCGGCATTCGTGTGACGGAAGCGTCGGGGGAGTCGAGGTGGGCTACTGTGCGTCGCCCGAGTTGAATACGGAGTGCTGCGCGCTTTCGCGGGGGCTTGTGCCGTACAAACCTTCGAAACCCTCAAACTGGGCGCCGCCGCTGGCGTTCGAGTTGCCGCGCTGCGCGAGGGGCTTTGTCACTTCGTCTCCTTGTTGGGTGGGGTAACGCTTCGGAATTCGAACGGCGACGGGATTTGTCGCGCGAACGTTTGTTTGTCCGCGACCGTGACGACGTCACAGACCGCGATCAAGTCAGCGGGGACGGTGCAACCGTCGAAATGACGGGCCGACAGGGTGAACACAGCATCTGCCTTGGAGACGCGGGCGATGGCTTTCAGGTACTCGATGGGTTCGGGGGTGTGTTCGTCGGCGAGGACGATTTCCTTCACGTCGTATCCCCACCGTTTGGCCAGGTGCTCGATCGCCGCCTTGTGCAGGTCGAAAGAATCACCGGACACATCGGTGCGGAGGTACCCGATCGCGATGCCTTCGAGCACGATCGCGTCGCTCACAGCACTGTCCCGACCATCAGCCCGTCACCGGACGGGCGCCAACCGACCTCACCTGAAACCTGGTGCGACCGAACCAAACCCATGTCCTCGAGCTGCCGCAGATAGGTTTCTGTGGTGTGTGCCTGGTTCTGCAGCTGGTCGGCGAGGTCGGCGGCAGTGACAGGCGCCCGTCGAGCCACAGAGCACAGGCTCTGCAGGATCCAGTCCTGGCAACGGGTCAACGTCATCGCCGCAGCTCCACGCGGACGGCGCGGTCGTCGAGCACCATCCGTTTCAGCTCAACCAACGTTGCGCGGGCACGGCGGCGGCAACGGCACGTGAGCACATCACACTCCAGATGAACCTGCATCGCACGATGCGCCTGCTCGACGGACAACGGGCCGGGGTCGACAGTGCAAATCAGCAGCGTCTGATCACTACTTGTTCGAAATATGGTGCGGCCGGTCAGCATTGGACCACCTAGAGTGAGAGGTAGCAGATTGGAAAGCTGGCGACGTCAGTGATGAAGGTCGAACTGACGTCGCCTGCATTTCCAACCTTGGCGTGCCACCAGTTCCCCCGGAAGACCACGTAAGTACACGCGGAACCTGTTCCGGTACATGCTCGGTACACGCTGGTACACCACCACTTACAACCGGCCCAGGAGACGACTATGAATGTCTGGACGGGAGCAGACGCGAAGGACCTGCGTGATGCCCTGCGGCTGTCACACAACCGGTTCTCTGTGCGCGCCGGAATCCACATCAACACCATCAAGAAGTGGTGCACACGCGGAGAAACGATCACGCTGCTCCCCGAATACGCCGAACGCCTCAACAGCGTGCTCGCTGCGGCAACACCAGCCCAGCGCGCACAATTCCATCGACTGCAGACCAAGCGGGCTGTCGCGCCCGGCGCCCTCGAACTCGACGACGACCCGGCCATCTGGAAGTCAACCTGCGAGGACGTCACCGACGACCTCGCACGGAAGGACCTTCTCGTGGATCGCCGCGAAGCCGCCACCACCCTGTTCGGGGTAGTCGTCGGCACGTACCTCCTCGAACCACTGGAACGGTGGCTTCGCCAACAACGCGACACCGCCACGCCCGCGCCGGTCATCACCGGCACCGGCACACAGGAACTCGACGAACTCGAACACGCCGCCCGCCTATTCCGGGAATGGGACGACAAATTCGGTGGCGGCCTGCGCCGCAAAGCTGTCGTCGGACAACTCTCCGAGGTCAACGACATGGTCACTGCGGCCACCAGTCCAGCGACCCGCCAACGGCTCGGCCACATCCGTGCCCTGCTCGCCGAGACCGCGGCCACCATGTCGTGGGACTCCGGCGACCAGCACACCGCGCAGGGCTACTACATGCTGTCCATCCGATCCGCGCGCGAGGCCGGAGACCCTGCACTGTTCGCCAATGGGCTCGCCGGCCTCGCCCGCCAAATGCTCACCCTCGAACCCGAGGGCGACGGCGTCGATCGGATCGCCTACACGCACGCCCGTGCCAACGACGCACTCGAACTCGTCCGCCTCGCACAGGACGTCGTCGGTCGGTCGATTACCCCGACCACGCGCGCGCTGCTGTACACGCGGGAAGCGTGGGCGTACGCAAAGCTCGGCCGTCCCGCTGCGTTTCATCGCGCCGCCGACAACGCTCACGCCGCGTTCGCCAAGGCGCGCCCGGACGACGACCCGTACTGGCTGCACTACTTCGACGCCGCCGAACTGTCCGGCACCCTCGGCGGGCGGCTGCTCGAACTGGCCCGCAAGGAAGCCGACTTCGCGGACGAGGCCGCCGAAGCCATCACCTCGGCGATCGCGCTGCGTCGACCCGAACGGTGGCGTTCAAGCGCGCTCGACCGGCTCGGTATTGCCGAAGCGCGCCTCATCCAAGGCGAATACGGGGAAGCCCGCCGACTCGGTGAAGTCGCGATCCAGGACGTCGGCAAAACCAGCTCGCATCGTGTGCAGGCCAAGGTCTCCGAGGTGTACCAGCGGGCAGCCGAGTGCGGCGACAGCCGACCAGTCGTCGAGCTGCGGGACATGCTGCACCCGCTGACGCTGTCCCCGGCATGATGAGCTGATGAGGATCAGCGTCACCGGACACATGAACATCACCTCCGACACCGCAGAACTGGTGCGGGAAGCGATCACGAACCTGATCGCCGGCACACCCGACCTGGTCGGCGTGTCCTGCATCGCCCGCGGCGCCGACAGCGTGTTCGCCGAAGCTGTCTTGGCCGCGGGCGGTCAGCTCGAGGTGGTGCTGCCGTCGCGCGACTACCGCGAGGCGAAGGTCAAACCAGATCATCTCGAACAGTTCGACGCCCTTATCGCCCGCGCTGACGTGGTCCGGGTGATGGACTTCGACACCGCTGGAAAAGAAGCCTATGAGGCGGCGAACGCGGCACTGCTGGACGCGGACAGGTTGATCGCGGTGTGGGACGGCCAAGACGGTCAGCGTGCTGGCACTGGAACGGTAGTCGAGCTCGCGCGTCAGCATGGTGTCCCGGTTGATGTGGTGTGGCCGGTCGGCGCCGAACGGAGTTAGCTCCACGCCGTCCGGTTGTGGTCGCACTTGTCGGTGATGGGTGGCCAGTAGATGACGGTGTCGCAACTGCGGCATGCCCAGGTGCGGTGGAGCCCGTCGGGGGTGGCGAGGCAGGCGAGGGTGCCGACGAGGACTTGACCAGGCCCGAGGGGGTGTCCGGCGGGGCAGGCGACGGGGGAGGGGCGTGCCCATCCCCCGCGGACCGCGTAGAGGCGGTCGGGGTCGAGTCCGGTGGTCGATGCGAGCCGCCAATCCATCGAACACATGTTCGATATTCTACGGATCAGTACGGCATGTTGCCTAGATAGTCCGGCGGTGGTGGGTTGGTCTCGGCGTCCTCCAGCATGGTGCGCATCCGGTCGAGCACCGCGGCCGATGGTTCACCCGGCCGGTACTGCACGTGCGGCATCCGCAGGATCGCCAGCACCGTCCGGATCGCCCGCAACGTTGGTGGTGGGTCGAGCTCAACGGCGAGGACCTGCTGGAGTTGTTCGTCGGTGAGTGGGGTGTCGGGGTCGATGTGGTCGACGACAGCCGCGATGATCTCGGCGTCCTCCTGGGAGATCGGGTCATCCGACACGGTTCGCAGTGTAGGGGAACCGATCGAACGGAACTGGTCCGAAATGCCGGGAACCCCCAGCGCGGTCACCGCGTCCAACCATGCATGGACTCCTACGAGCGCGACGCCCTGCTCGAAGCCGGTCACGACCCCAACGACTGGCGCACCCAACTACGCCTCATCCGGGTGAACTTGCTGCTCGTCGAATACCGCGACACGGTCATCCCCGCCCCTTACCTGGGGCCGCTACCCTGACCGTAGCCCGACGACCTACACTTCGAAGGCCAATACACACGCTTGTATCAAGCCTGCCGTGCGGCCGATTACCCAATCACGAACGCCCCGGACACAAACCGTGTCCGGGGCGTTCGGCGTTCACCATCACTCGTCGGCGTTCACCATCAACGTCGTGCTCGCCGACCACGGGTACGTGCCCGGTGTGTCCTCCACCGACTCGATCAACACCCGCTCCGAGTTGCCCTCGTAATCCACCTCGAGCACCTTGAACACCGACCCACCATTCGCATGCAACCGCACACGCTGACCAACCTCGAACCTCATGAGGCCAGACTAACCGGGTTCTGCGGCTAGCAAATCCTGCGCGAACTGTGCAAGATGCAGCGCGCACAGCGGATGCGGCACACCACCCGGCTCGTCCGGCTGCACCACGAGCACCTTGGCAGGCTCGTCGCAAACATCACAGGTCATCGGGTCCACTCCCATTCGATTCGCTGCGGCTGATGCTTCCGCACCCGCCGGTACTGGCTGTCGGTCAACGGCTGGTCGTCGAGGGAATCCGCCACAGCCCGCAACGCAGCCACCACCGCGGCCGTAGCCTCGGCGCCGTCCTGGTCGCCGAGATCCACTTTCAGCGCGAACTCGCTCACGCCGCCGATCCTGCCACGCCGGTCTGACCATTTCCCCACTCCCGCAGCACCGCGAAGTCCTCGTCGAGCAACCCCTTCGCAGGGCCAACGTAGTGCAGAAGCGCAGCACGACCGTGATAGGTCGAAACGAACTCCCGATCGTATCGGCCGATCTCGTCATCAACCCACGCAAACGGTCGACCCGCCGCGTGCTCGATCAGCTGGGGTGTCTTCCAGTAGACGCCAGCCCGATTCACCTTCGGCCGGCCCTCCGCCCACTCCACCACCGGCAACTCCGGCAACCCGATCAACGGGCCGATGAACTCGTTCGCCTCGTGCTCCCACGTCGTCGCCCACACCAGCTCGAACACGTCGGCCAGGGCGAGCAAGGCGGGACCGTGCGCCGGGTTCAACCACACCCGCAACGGCTTCACCCGGTCCGGTGGTGTGTTCGGGTGCCGCTCGAGCCACGCCGCAGGCATCAACCGGTGAGTGTCGTACCCAGTTGGGCGGCGTTCAGGTTTCGCGGCATACGGGTTGAGCGGGCCGTCGACATCGAGGTACAGCAACGGTTTTGCCATCACACCGCTCCCTTTCGAACCGAACCCCGCAGGTCCGCCACCAGGCGCTCGAACGACGTCGTCTCGTTGTCCTCGCCGATCCGCTCCAGGATCAGCTGATGCGCCGCACCGACGTCGTATGCCAACTTCAACTCCTCGATCGTGAAACGCCGTTTACGCCAGCCCATCAAGCTGCCCTCTCCTGTGCGGTCCGCTTAGCGACGCTTCGGTCGTGCTCGCATGCGCGACAGACGCGCTCTTTTCGGCCGCGCCGCTCGCGGACGTTGTCGCCAGCTAGTTCGTGTCCGCGATGGCAATGCGTGCGCAAAGCCGTGGTTCGAGAACCGACCCGCCGATCAGTTCCACGGATCGGCGGTGCCGGTTCTGGCGCGAACCAAAGCTGTCGAAACGCCTTGCGGGCAACCGACATCCGCGCAGTGAACGCGCTGTATTTCAGACCAAGCGATGCCGCCGCCCGGTCATAGTCTCCATGGACTGCCAGCGCAAGCACGGCGTCTTGATAAATCGGCGACAGCGTGGCCATGATTTGCTTGGCAGCCAGACGCTCGATGAACGACAGACCGGGTTCGACCGGATGGACGAACCAGAACTGTTGCGCGCGAGGCATCGACGCCACGGGCGCGTTCGGGTCATCGCGGTCTTGACCGTAGGTGTGTCGCATTTCGCGGACCTCGGCGTAGATGGCTTGCCAGCCCACCTGGACAAGCTCATGCCGGGTCGGTGGCTCGTCTGCGGCACACAGGGCCTCGGCGATCGCCGACCATGCCGTGTTATATCGGGTGTCGATGTCGGAGGCCATCGACCGATCTGCGGTCACCGCAGTCCGGGCGAGCCGGTCCAGATCAGCGTAGGTAAACCCATGTCGGATCACTTGGTCGGCCAGGGTGTCGCGGTCACTCATCGTCGCCGTCCTTTTCGATGAGGTGGAGAGCCGCGCCGAGCCGCGCGTCGACGAGGTTGCGCGAACCGAGGTTCAAAGCTTTTCCTTGATCTTCAGACATTGGTGATCCTCAGGAAGGTGAATGGTGCGTAGAGGGCGACGTCGTGGGCGCTGGCCCACCCGCCGTTGGTACGCAACCAGGTCAGGTCGTCGTCGGCCCGGGCGAGCCGCTTGGTCCAGATGTCGCCGTCGGAGTCCGAGACTTGGGTGCCGACGATCGCGCGCCGCAACGCCAACTCCCACTGCGCGCGGGTGACCGGACGAACCGGCTGCATCAGAGGCAAGAAGTTGTCACACACCGCGGTCGGCCTCCTCAGTGGGGACGTACAGGACGGTGACAGGACCCCAGTCGTCGACGAAGCGCCCGGTTTCGTAGTTGCCCAAGAACGGACCGCGCCACCGCCGCGCGCCGTGGATGCTGAGCGCCTTCCACGGATCACCCTCACGATCGGCGACGATCGACCCGACCGGCAGCGCATCGAGCTCGGCGGCCGTGGTGATCTCGCGGGCGGGTAGCCGAATGCCCCTCGTGAGCAGAGTTTCAGCGGTCCACGCTGGCGCTGTTCCGTCGTGGAGGCAGTCGGAGAGCATGTCGGCCAGAAGGTCACGGTCACTCATCGCTATCTCGTTTCTCTTGTGGTTCAGGGTGTTTCGGTTTGCGGCGGTAGTCGGTACCGGACGGGATCGATTGCGCGGCCGACGACTGCCGGAGCTCGTGCCGGCGCCGCCACGCCGTGAGGTCGGGACGCTCGGCAGGCTGGTCGTTCACCGGGTGCCGATCCAGACGCGCGCGTAGTCGGCCAGGTCGTACAGCTCGTCCCACCAGCCGTCCCACTCGTCGGTGTCCTCGGCATGAGCGAGATGTACGGCGATGATGTCGTGGACACCGTCGCACTCGAGCGGGTCAGCCTCAACGAACCACCGAGACCGCTTGAGACGCGCCACGATCGCGTCACGACACTCGATGAACGTCATGTCCGGGTTGCGGAAAACGTCGCGCAGGTCGACCTTTTCAGCCCAGATCGGGCGACCAGCACGGCGACGTTCGTGAGCGAGCTCGTGGGTAGCGACGATGTGCTCGACGGTGCGAGGCATAGCAGGGTCCTTTCAAATGAGGGGCGGTTCGGTGGTGGGTTTGCCGGGACTCGAACCCGGGTCGGCCTGGAGGGGAAGGCGGCTGCTCTGCCTGTTGAGCTACAAACCCTTGGCGGCTACAGCCGGGTGACCGTTTGGGTGATGGTCGGGCCGGGGTTCCACGAGTAGTGCCCGCAGTACGGCCACTCGCCGTCGAGCCGGAACCCGATCCGGTCGACCTCCCGGAGGGTGCCTTCGAACTCGACGTGCCGGATACCGCCGGTCGGGTGTGGTGGGTCGAAGTCGCGGATCACCCGGACACGGTCACCCACACGAATCTCGTTGTCGTGGTCGTCGGTCGCCATGTCACACCTCGTCCCAGCTGTTGATGTCCTGGTCGTCCGGCGGGTACTTGTCGCCGTCGCTCTCGTAGCTGGTGTCGATCAACTCCACGCCTTCGTCGGCACCGAGCCGGTCGTGCAGGTACTGCTCGGCGTCTTCGCTGTCGACGTCGAAGTCGTCAGGGACATCGAGTTCGTAGGTGTCCCAACGTCGTACGTCGGAGCCGGTCTCGATGCGGATGCGTTTCATCTCGGGGCTCTCGGTGGTGGGGGTGTTGGCGGGGTCGGTGGGGGAGCGTCGTTGGTCCCTTGCCGCACACCGTTGTGCGGTGACCCCGCCAACTGGTCAGGCGGCGACCAGGTCACGGGCAGCACGAACAATGACGGCCGCTTCGTCGTCGCTGTTGTCGTTGTCGATCCAGGCGTCAAGCGCTGCGGCAACCTCGAGATGGCGGTTGTGCAAGGTTTCGGCGATGAGGCTGCGCACGAGCCGCCCGGCGTCGTCCAGCAGCTCGGCGTCACCGAGGACTGCCAAGTCCTCCAAGTCGTTGGCGAGGTCGGCAGTGCCACGCGCGGTGATCATGACTGTGAGTTCGGCGCGGAGATCGGTCACGAAGTCGGCAATCAGTGTGTGTGCCATCGCGGTTGCCTTTCTGGGTATTGGTCGAGTCAGGCTGCGACGAGGTGGGCGGTGCGGGCGTAGGCGGCCAAGCCGTCGCGGATGACGGGCTCGTCGGCGGTGTAGGCGAGGACCTGCCGGGGGCGGCCGTTGACGACCTTCCAGACCTCGGTGGGAGTGCGGCCGTCGTAGGCAGCGAGGTAAGCGCGCTTGATGGCCTTGCCCGCCTGGGAGGCGTAGCGGCGGATCGTCTCGGCGTCGGCGCCGAGCTGGTCGAGGACCTGGGTGACGGTCACGAGCTCGCCGCGCTCGAGGAGGCCGGAGATCCAGAAGCCGTTGAGGGCGCGGAGAGCGCGGGCCAGGCGGACCGCGCGGGCACCGAGGAGCCGGTCGCGGATGAGCCGCCCGGTGGCGAGGCGGGCTGCGCGGGGGCGGCTGTAGGTGGTGGTGATCATCTCGGGGCCTTTCGGTGTCGCTCAGCGGGTACGTAAAGAACGTAGTACGTAAAGTATGGCAGACACAACACAAGCCAGCTTTACGTAACCAAACCGTGACAAGGCGCGACCCGGGTGGCGCGACCATCTGGGGATGTCGGGCGCCCGGCGCGAATGTAACCGAAATTGGCGAGTCACCAGCGCAAACGCAGCTGTCAAGTCAACGCACTTCGGCCGCGCTGGTCGACTGGGATCGGTGAAAGCCTTGCGTAAAGTAAAGTGACGTAAGTAATGTAAGCCATACAGTACGAACCTGAAAGGAGCAGAGATGGTGACCACCGACCCCCACCCCACCTGCGGGCACGAGGACTGCGACACCTGGCTCGACACCACCACCGGCGAGCACGTCACCTACTGCTCGTTCGCCCCCGAAACCGCACTGGAGGTAGCGGCATGAACCCCACCACCACGGCGGTCGCCGGCCTCCTCGGTGTCAGCCCGCTCGACATCCACGGCGCCACCGCCGATTCCGTCACCTTCACCGACGAGTGCGACGACTGCACCGCCACCGGCCTGGTCCGCCTGGAGGCCGAGCACACGCACCGCGCCGGGAACTGGACCGAAACCACCACCCACTGCCTCGCCCACGCGGCCGACGCGATCTGGGCGCTCGACATGGTCGACGCCGCCTCGATCACCGCGATCATCCCCACCACCCTGCTCCAGCCCACCGCCCTCGCGGCCTGACCGGAAGGAACACCCCGATGCTCACCGAAACCCAGGTCCGCAACCTCCTCGGCATCCCCGACGACAACCGCGTCACCTTCGAAACCGACTGGGATGGCAGCGCGTTCGTCGACACCGAGTGCTACGAGGGCGACTGCCGCCACGGCGACGGTGTCACCGCCTCGGTCCACATCGACTGGACCCGCCCGGGCTACGACGCCGACACCGACGCCCCGAACTCGCTCACCCTCGTGGAAGAGGCGTACTGCATGGCCCACGCCAAGGCCGCGCTCGCCGAAATCCTCGACGACACCGCACCGTTCGCGCACGAGCCTGAGGTGTTCGTCAAGGTCGTCGTGAACGGCTGGTACCTGCGGTACGCACCGATCCAGGCGGTGGCGGCGTGAGCGCCCGCTGCGTGTGGTGCGCCGAGCCCGCCGCCACCGAAGGCGTCGACCTCCACGGTCGCAGCAACCCGCTGCTTGCCAGCGGCTTCGGTGATCTGTGCGACCCGTGCGACCGGGTCAACAACTACCTCTGGCAGCTGCCCTACCTCGCGGGTGTGGAGTGAACACCCGCACCGATGAGCGGGGCGAAACCCTCTACGGCGACGCCCCGCTCATCGACCACGACGGCTACGCGGTCGAAGTCATCGCCGAACCCGGCGACCACCACATGCATTTGCGGGTCGCGACCGAACCCGCCGGCGGTGTGAAGCTCCGCGCCGACCTCACTCCACCGCAAGTCCGTGAACTCCGCGACCGCTGCGACGCCTACCTCAACGACCACCAGGAGAAGCCGTGAACCCCGATCCCGACCAGTCGATCTGGGACAGCGAGCTCGAACCGCTCGCGATCGCCATCTATCGCGCGCTCAACAGTCTCGGCTCTGAGGCCAGCTGGCCGGTCGAACCCGCCAGCGTGCAGGCCCGCTACTTGGCCGCCGCCCGCGATGCCCGCGCCCACGTGACCAACACCAACTCCCAGGAGAACTGATGACCACCAAGACCGCGACCCTGCTGCCCGAGGAAGTCGCCCACGACGAGAACGGCGAAACGCTCCGCACCATCACCGGTGTTTACCGGCTCGACCCGCCGCTGATCGTCCGTGACGGGATCGCTGACCATGTCGTCGCGTCCACGCTCGACACGGCGATCATGACCAGCCTCGGCACCCACAAGATCAACGAAACCTACGTGTGGATCTCCGACAGCGAGGGCATGGTCGTCGACTGGCACGAGCTGCCCTGCTCCGGGAAGAACCTCGACCACGCCGGCGCCTTCGCCCGCGCCGGCTACACCATCGTCACCACCACGGTCGGAGCGGACGCGTGAGCACCGACGTGGCGGACGGTGAGCTGTCCCGGCGCCCGATCGGCTCGACCGCCCGTATCACCGATCAGGAGCTGGCCGAGGCCGTAGAGCTCATCGTCGACCACGAGGTGGTTGAGGGATGAGTACACAGCTCGCTCCGTTCGTTCGGCACGGCCGCCACGCCCTCGTCTGGTGGAACACGAAGCAGCGCACGGTCGCCCAGCTCCTCGCCGACTATCCCGACATCCTCGACCGGCACTTCTTCACCGTGCCCCGCGACACCCAGGAGGCACGCCATGGGGCGTGAAGTCCGCCGCGTCCCCGTCGACTTCGACTGGCCGCTCAACGAAGTCTGGCACGGATTCCTCCGCCCCGACCGATTCGACGAAACACCCTGCCCCGACTGCAAATCCGGTGCGTCGCCCGAAGCGCAACACCTGCAAGACCAGTGGTACGGGTACGCACCATTCCACCCCTCCGAAACCGGGGCGACCCCCCTGACACCAGCAACTCCTGCGGTCCGGGCCTTCGCGGAACGGAACGTGTCCAGGGACGCCGACTTCTACGGCGATGGAGAGGCCGCGATCGTTCGCGAGGCAACCCGCCTGGCCAACCTGTGGAACGGGCAGTGGTGCCACCACCTCACCCAGGACGACGTCGACGCCCTCGTGAAGGGCGACCGGCTGTGGGACCTCACCCGCACCTGGAGCCGGGAAACGGGCTGGGTGGATGCCGACCCACCAGTCCACCCGACTGCCGCACAGGTCAACGAGTGGTCGCTGTACGGCTTCGGGCACGACGCGATCAACCGCTGGATCGTGATCCAAGCGCGCTGCGAACGCGAAGGCATCCGACAGACGTGCGCCACGTGCGACGGGCACGGCAGCCTCGAAAAGTGGCGTTGCCAACGCATCCGTGCCGAACTGTGGGAACCCACCGACCCGCCGACCGGTGACGGTTGGCAGCTGTGGGAAACCGTGTCCGAGGGATCGCCGATCACTCCCGTGTGCAGCACGCGAGAAGGGCTGATCAACTACCTGGCCAGCTCGCACTACTCTCGCGGCCCCCTCACCTATGAGCAGGCAACTGGGTTGGTGGACGCGGGCTGGGCTCCGTCGCTGATCGGCACTGCCGCCGGTGTCGTGCGCGGCGAACAAGCCATGGGCGGCAACAACTAACCCCCCGAAACCTTCCCTGCGCGACCGCGGCGCCCACAGACGCCAGCGCGTGACGTCCGCCAATAGGGGAGCGAGGAGCGCGGCGCCCGAGATCGACCCTCACATCTCTCGGGCGCCGCCCCTACCAACGAACCACCACAGAAAGCGAAACTTGATGAGCCACTTCACTGTCACTGTCGCCCTGCCCGACAACGCCGCCAACATCCAGTCCTACCTGACCAACATGCTCCGCCCGTTCGACGAGAACCTCGAAGTCGAGGAATTTACCGAGGACGGCGAAACCTACTGGCGTAACCCGAACGCCAAGTGGGACTGGTGGACCATCGGCGGTCGCTGGACCGGCCGATGGAAGGCGACCCCGGGCGCCCTCCGCGAAAACCTCGTGCACGGCGAACCCAGCTGGACGAACAGGGACAAGCCCATCCCGCTCGGCCATTGCGACGGCGGACGAATCCACGCAATCGACATCGAACGCACCCGCGAAATCGCAGGCCGCCAAGCTGTGCTCGACTGGAACGAATACGCGATGGTCATCGACGGCACCCCACAACACCAGCCGTGGAAGGTGTTCCTCGACCGCGCCAACGCCGCCTCGGAGGCCGCCCCGAAGCCGTGGGTCGAAATGTACGACGAAGCGCGTGCCACCGCACTCGCCGAAACCGGGCTGACCCAGGAAGAAGTCGACGCTCTCCCGCGGTCCGCCCGGCGCGAGGAAGCCGCCCGCACGATCACGCGACACATCGACGATGCCCGCGACGCCTACCATGCAAGCCTCGAGTACAGCATGGATCAGGCGCGCAAGGACTACAGCGAACAGCCGCGCATCGCCGTGCTGCGTGCCGCCGAACCGTACAAGAGATGGTTCGACGGCCCGGAGGACACCTTCGATCACCTGACCCGCGACGAGTTCGAGCAGCTTCGCCGCGACATGGCGGTCCCCGGCTACGCCTTCCTCACGAAGGACGGGCTGTGGATGGCGCGCGGCGAAATGGGCTGGTTCGGCATGGACAACGCCACCGACCAGACGACAGACCGCTACCTGCGCGCAGCCAACGACTACATCGACAGCCTCGACCGCTGCGACTGGCTCGTCAACGTCGACTGCCACATCTGATGAGCGGCAACGAGATCAGCGTCTACATTGCCGCCGTCGACCCTGACGACGCGCGCGCCCTGCTAGCCGAGGCGCTCGCGGTCGCCAGCGAAGGAAACGGCCACGACGGCACCCTGATCCGCGCTACCCGCGACGGCGGATTCGCCCAGCTCTACACCCACCTCCCCTAACCCGCCCTCACGAAACCTGGTGCACCACATGGCTCACAACATCCCGCTCATGCGCCGCATCCTCACCCACATCACCCGCGACCGCGCCAGCTACAACCAGTCCTACTTCCGGCACGTCACCGACCGCGGGCACATCGAACTCGGCGTCGGCGGATGGGCCGTCACCCTGAGTGGCGGGTGGCGGTGGATCGGTGCACCAGACGCCACCTACGGGCAAATCCAGGTGCAGCACAACACAACCCACCAGATCCGGTTCGCCGACCAGGTAGCCGCGGACGTCCTCGGCGTCGACCCCGACGAAGCCAACTTCCTCATGTGGGTCGCCGACGACCGGACCGCCCGAGCCTGGCTCGAGGACACCGTTATCGCCCACGAACGCAGAGTTTTTGACCAACTCGCCGCCGAACTGCGCGGCATCAACACCGAAAGGAAACTGCGATGAGCATCAGCGACCACATCGGCGGGTACGCCAGCCCAATCTACGAACGCGTCGAAGAACTCGCCGAAGCCGTCGACTGGACGACCGGCACCGCACAGAACCGGGCGCTGCGGGACTACCTGCACGCCCTGAACCAGATCACCACGATCAGGACCCAGGCCGAAGCCCGGCTCACCCGCATCGAGGAAGCACGCGCCGAACTGGTCGCCGCCGTCGACCAGGAAGCGAAGGAAGAGGCGGATCGCGAACGCCGGTCCCAGGCTGCTCGAAAGATGTGGGCGCGACGCAAGCAGCAGATTGTGGACGCAGCGTGATCGCCCCGAGGTAACTGGCAGCGCATCAGAAGGGGCGGGAACCAACAGGTTCCCGCCCCTCCTCATATCGCCAAAACCTTGCCGTACAGTAAAGCGTACTCTACGCTAAGTATGGTTTACATTACAGCCGGTTTGAATCCCGAAGGAGCCTCTCACATGCGGAAACACACCACAACAACCCCCATCCTGTTGCGGCTCCTCGGGTATCTGATCGCCGCCCCGCTGATCGTTCTCGCCGCCCTGATCGCCCCCATCGTCGCAGTGAGGTACCAATGACCCGCAAACCCGACCCCTTCGAAGGCGCCCCCTGCCGCAGCGAAGAACACACCACCTGGATGCGGGCCAACCGGGCCTCCAAATTCGACTTCCGCATCGACGGCGAAGACGACACCCGCCGCAACAAACGCCACCACGAAATGCTCCGCGAATGCCGCAAATGCCCCGCCACCGCACACACCGCCTGCCGCGAACTCCACGACCAGCTCGCCGCAACCTCTGAATCCCGTGTCCCCGGCATCTGGGGCGGCAAAGTGTATGCCGACCGCACCGAATGCGAACCCATCGGCGACGACAACGCCCTGATCCGCCGCGACGAGCTCGCCGCATGAACGGCACCGGACACGTCCTCGTCAACGTCCGCAAGTTCGCGGGCGGCACCTGGTCTGCTGTCTGCGTGTGCGGGCACGAAGTGTCCTCCCGCGACCGGTCCCTCGCCGTCGCCGGCCTGTACAAACACACGATCGACGCCGCCCGACCACCGTGCCCGACCCCGCACAAAACCCGGTACGGCACCGAAGCTGAAGCGCTCGCCGCGATCTCGAAATTCCTCCGCCGAACCGCCAACGGGCTTCGACCGACCCGCACCTACCAGTGCCCGTCCGGGCAGCACTGGCACACCACCAAGCACCCCGCACGGAAGAACGCCTCATGACCTTCCCTGACCTCACCGCGATCGCCCACCTCGACTTCCACCCTCGCTGCGAATTCGACGACGGCGAATGCGGACGCGCCGCAACCGTGTTGGTCGACCAGCACGGCTGCGATCGGCACCTGCTGTGCAACGAATGCTTCCGCGCCGAACTGCGCCGATGCCGCCAGTACGTGCACCCGAGATGCCTGGTGTGCGATCAGTCGTTCCCCGTCATCGACGACATGATCACCGTGGAGGCGCTGTGACCGCCCCACTGCCCGACCTGTTCCCGAACCCCCTGTGCGAGTCCAACATCCACTTGTACGGGCCGTTCGCACCCGCACCCATCGCGACGTTGTGGGCGAACGTGCACAACTGCAGCGACGTGTTCATGTGCGCCGGTTGCCTGACTGCCCTCGGTGAAGGGTTCGCGAAGAAGGCACCGATCAAATGCCCCGAATGCGCCGAGTCATTCGCCGCTGTCGACGACTACCTCACCTGGAGGGAACTGTGACCGCGCCAGTACTCGACGTCGTCCTTGCCGACCTCGAACACCATCCTGACTGCGTGTTTCCTTGGCATACCGGTGATCAGCCTGCCTCGTTATGGCTCGACAAACACGGATGCGAGGAAGGGCTGATCTGTGCGAACTGTCTTGACAAGCTACACGCCTGGTGGGTCAGCGCTATCCGGATCACAGGTCGGGTGCGGTGCCCTCATTGCGATGAGAGATTCGAGTCCTTCGACGCCGCATACAGGGTGATCTCGCTGTGAATACCGAGTCAAACCCTGTCACTGTGACGATCGCCTTGCCGTGGTCGGCACCGCTGCTGTCGATGAACGACCGCGGCTACACCCGTGGTGCGGCGATGGCGAAAGCGGCGAAGATCCGCGAACTCCGGCAAACCATGGTCGCGCTCGCCATCCACCACAACCTTCCCCGCGGGCTCCTGTACGCGACCGTTTGCCTGCACTACCAGCCCCGGGACCGACGTCGCCGGGACACCGATAATCTCACGGCAACCGCTAAACCGCTTTACGACGGTTTGGCATCGGGCGGCAAGACACTCGTCGGCTACGGCCTGGTCCCCGACGACACCCCCGAATTCATGGCCAAAAACGAACCCGTCATACACGCGCCCGTGAAGGGCGAGGGCGGCCGGATGTGGCTCGAAATCACCTACACCGCAGAGGAAGAAGCAGCATGACCACGATCATCGGCCGTTTCGTACGGCTCCTAGGAGGACCGATGGACAACCTGGGGTACGAACCGTACGTCCCGCAACTCCGGGAGTCCGCGACATCGCGCCCGGAGTACCAGCTCCACTACCGCGACCCGCAGACAGGGGAAGAGCACACGGTGGGCTCCGACTCGGTGTCGGTGTGGAACCAGCGGAAACTGCTGGCCGACGCCGGATACCAGGTAGCCGTCGCCCGCCGCCAGGTCACCATCAGCGCCTGGGAAATCGTGGAGCGTGCGGCATGACCTGGATCCATCTGCTCGCCCTGATCGCCATCCTCGCGTTCGGCGGGTGGCTCGCCTGGCTGGACCGATGAGCGACCTGAGAACCGTCGCCGTTGTCGTGTGGCAGGACCGGCATTTCGGTGTCGACGTCCAACTGTTTGAGAACAGTGCCGATGCCATCGAGTACGCGAGAACCCAAGCCAAGAACTCCGACCGGTTCGGAGACCTCGACGAAACCCTCACCGACGCAATGAAACAGGGCTCAGACCCGTGGCTGTACTACGGCGGCTACTCCTGCGAAGGCGACCACATCTACGTCATCCAACGAAAGGTCAGGGAATGACCACCACCTACCAGTGGCCCGACAACAGTGCCAATGACAACCCGCACGGCACGGATCGTCACGCCGCGATCGCCCGCCGAAACACCGTGCTCCTCGGCCAGGTCGGCTCCGGGCTCCACGGCGTCACCACCGGCAACGACGACCGCGACGAAATGGGCGTCTGCATCGAGTCGCCCGTTTCGTCGATCCCGGTAACCAACAACGGCAAAGTGCTGTTCGAGCAGTACATCTACCGGTCCCAAGCCGAAGGTGTTCGATCCGGTGCCGGCGACCTCGATCTGTTGGTGTACTCGCTGCGGAAGTGGTCCGCCCTTGCAGCGCAGGGCAACCCGACCGTGCTCCTCCTAGCGTTCATCCCCGCGTCCGAGATCGTCATCCAGACCGACATCGGCCGCGATATCCAAGCGAACCCCGAACGGTGGCTGTCGCGGCAGGTTGCCCAGCGGTTCGGTGGGTACCTCATCAGCCAGCGTGACCAGCTGCTCGGTGTGAAGTCGAAGAAGCACACCAACCGGCCGGAGCTGGTGGACGTGTACGGGTTCGACACCAAGTTCGCTTATCACATGGTGCGCCTCGGCCTGCAGGGCGTGGAGCTCCTGACCACGGGCCGCGTCACGCTGCCGATCCCGGAACCAGACCGCACCTGGCTGCAGGAGCTGCGCCGCGGCGAACACACCAAGGACGAAGCCCTCGCCCGGGCCGCAGACCTCCTTGACCAGCTGAACCAACTTGCCGAATCCGCCGACTTGCCACCACAGCCCAACCACGCCGAGATCGGCCGTTGGCTCACCGACACCTACGTGTCGTGGTGGGAGCAGAACGGGCTGATCGGAGGCTGCAATGTCTGACATGGATGAAGTGATTACGCCGTATCAGGCGCGCCTGTACAACGCGGTGATTTTCGGTGAGCGGCACGGCCGTCGGCACGCCACGAACGAGCTGTCGTCGCTGCTGCGGCGGGTGTGGATGTCGCGCCGGTCCTGGCAGGCGCGGGCGATCGCCGACGATAAGACGATCAACCTGATCGGCGCTTTGTGTGAGGCGGAGCAGCGGCGTGCACAGATCGTGGATGCGTTCGTGCGCACCGATATCATCCTGTACGCCCTTTACGGTGACGGGGAGAAGCCGCACGGGTGGGATGAGGTGCGTGCCGAAGCGACGAAGATCCTGAATCAGGCCGCCTGATAATCGCTGAATGCCCGCCGCTGTTACTGGTGGCGGGCATTCTTTTGTGTAAACCCTGTTTGACGCGAGTCTTACTCTGTGAATAGGCCGAACAGGAGGCTAACGATGGACCCGGAATACGTCGAAACTGAACCGTTGAGCACTGACCCGGAATTCCCGTGGCTTGGATACGAGGATGACGATTACGACTATGGTCAAGACTGCAATTAGCGTCGCCGCGGGCGTCACGGTGGTGTTGACCTGGTGGTTCGTGGTGCCGCGATTTCTGGGCGCGGTGGTCGCAGCGTCTGCGGGTATCAATGACACCGATTGACAAAGGCGTGCAAAAAATCACGTGCGTATCGCACGGCTGCGAACTCTGGCTCGGCCGTCACCTCGCTGACGACGAAATCCGGGCCCTCCAAAAAGCGCACGCCCTCCAACACGACAACCGGGCCATCACGCCCGCCCGCCTATTTGGTGGCGAAACGGAGAACGAAAAATGATCAACGACGTACGCCGGGCCTGGCAGGTCGCCCACTGGTTCGAAAAGCTATCCCTCATCGTGTGGCCTGCCATCGGGCTCCTGCATGTGCTGTCCGGCAGTTGGCTGATCGCGGGGTTCGCCATTCTGGTGGTATTCGCCGACTTGGTTGCACTTCAGTACAAGGCAGAAGCCGCCGACTGGAAAGCCAAGTACGAAGCCTCCCAGTCGACGAAGGTCACGAACGTCATGTACGTCACCGGGAACACTGACGAAGCGCTCCGTAAGGCGGAGGAACGGCGCCACAACCTTGGATACGGCCGCTGATGACTGGTGATGAGGTCGGCGACGACTTCGACTGGTTGGACGGCGAGAACTGCGTCACCTGCGGAATGCACTGGGCTGACTGCGAATGCTGAACCCGCGGCGCCGACCCCGCGAACACCGAACACGACCCGCGGAGCGTGAAATGACCGACCCAACCGGCTCCCGCGAACCGATCGAAACGCTCACCGAGGCCGTCAATCCGGGTGACTACTCGACGCCCAAATTTCACCCGCTCGTCCCATCTGCCGACGGGGTGATCCGCATCCTGCCCTACAGCGAAGGAGACGACGAACAGCGTGAATGACGAGCTAGTCGCCGGCGCCCGCGCCGCACTCTCCGACGCCGTCCACGCACTCGTCGGCATGCAGGTCGAACACGTCGAACGCGACGGCCGCCAAGTACCGATCCCCGTGGACTCGCTCTACGACCAGCTGCGAGAAGCCAGCTACGGGGAACGAGCCGACGGCGGTGGCGCGCGACGCCCCGAACCTGGTTCACGGGCGCCCGGTTGGTCGGACGCTTTGTCGTTGCTCGAGCTGATCGACCGCCGGGTAGGGGAGTGGTCGATCGGTGCCGCCGCGGTGCCCGGTCGAGAGCTGACGGTGCGCCGACTGTACGCGCTCGCCGACAACGCCTGGGCGCCCGAAGAAGTCGGGTACGTGCGCAGGCTCGCCCGCGACATCGACACCTGGGCGGTGCGAGCCCGCCGACTCCTCGACGACGAACACGTGTGGGAACTGCGGGCGCCGTGCCCGTCGTGCGGGGAAACCATCGTGTCGGGGCAGGACAGTGCCGGAGAAACGGTGAGCCAGTATGCTCTACGCGCGAACCTGTCGAGCGCCGAGTGCCTCGCATGCGGGATGCATTGGGCGCCTGAGTACTACCGGATGCTGGGCCAACTAATCGGTGCACCAACCCCCGACGGAGTTCTGGAGTAAACCAATGCGTGCGAACATCTACTTCTCGCCCGAAAAGTCCGGGCTCAGCATCGTCGGTGAGCTCGACTTCTCCGACGGCAACTACTGCTTCAACTACACGGTCGTCTGGCAGAACAACACCACCCATCGCTTGTACATGGCCGACGATGCCGGTTGCTCCTGCCCAAGCCCGTTCGAGGACACCGCGATCGGTGACCTGACCGAAATCACGACACCACAGGTGCTGATCACACACCTGAACAAGCGATTCGCGGCAGCGTCCAATCCGTCATGCGACCTCGGTGATATCGGCGCCCTCATCCAGAAGGCACGCGACATCGGCAACTTCACGATCGACCGCGCCGCATGAACTTCGAGAGTATCCCCGACTTCACCGGCGGCCCACCTGTCGAGCCGTCTTCGGACGCTCGGCAAGTGGCAGCGGCCGTGTACGGCCAGTACACCGCGCTCACTGGCGTCGGGTTCACCGAAGCCCAGGCCATGCGGTTGGTGGAGATGATGATCGCCGCCATGGCCGGGGGAGGGCGGCGGTGATCGTGATGAAACCCGGCGACAAGGTCATGGTTCCGTACAGCAGCCAGCAGCGTGCGGCCACAGTTGCTTACGTCTCAGGCGACACGGTGGGAGTTCTCTTCGATTTCGCAGAGGGAGACTCCATTCCTGGCTTGTATCGTCGTAGCGAAATCGAAGGACAGCTCACGTGATCTGGGAATCCGTCAATCCCCAGCGCGTCGCGGTCGCCGGCGATTGGCACGGCAACAGCTTCCATGCCGATCGGGCGATTCGGTATGCGGCCGAGCACGGCGCGCAGGCGATCCTGCACGTGGGCGACTTCGCGTATAAGTTCGCGCCGAGCTTCATGGCCCGAGTGCAGCGCGCGCTCGAGGACACCGGGCTGCTGCTGGGCTTCGCCGACGGAAACCACGACGACCACGACAAACTCGGCACGCTAGTCACTGAACACGGTCAAACCGCGATCCCGATGCGCCCGAACATCTTCTACCTGCCCCGCGGGTATAGGTGGACCTGGTCGGGGGTGTCGTTCCTTGCGCTCGGCGGCGCGCACTCCGTGGATCGGCCGTGGCGGCCCCGCGGCGAATGGTGGGCGCGCGAAACCATCACCATCGGCGAAGCAGTCACCGCGGCGAACGGTGGCCGAGCGGACGTCATGATCTGTCACGACGTACCTGACGGCGTCCGCATCCCGTGCATCGAAGGCAACCCGCACGGGTTCCCGGAGCCCGAGATCGCTGCCGCGCAACGGCACCGGGAACTGCTGCGCCGTGTCGTCGACGAGGTCCGGCCGAAGTGCCTATTCGCGGGCCACTACCACTGCCGCCTCGACGCGCCCCTGGTCGGCCGCGACTACCGGACCGAGGTGCACATCCTCGACATGGACGGTCGGCCGATGAGCGAGAATGTGATGGTCACGGACCTGGCGGCGCTGCGTGAACCGGGCTGAAAGCTGAGCGGTTAAGCAGTGAAAGTATGCTGTACTTTCGTAAAGTATGGCGTACAGTACACGTATGGCCCTCACTACCCCGAAAAACCCCAACTACGCTGCCGTTGTCGTCCGTCTGACCGCAGTGAACGCGCTCGACGGTTGCGACAACATCGCCGGCGCCCCGGTCCTCGGTTTTCAAGCGATCGTCGGCAAGGATCGGGCCCCCGGTGATGTCGGCATCGTGTTCACAGCCGAAACCCAGCTGTCCGAGGAGTTTGCGCACGCGAACAACTTGCACCGCGAGCCGGAGCTGAATGCGGACCCCGCTGAGAAGGGGTACTTGGAGAAGACCCGCCGCGTGCGAGCGATCAAGCTCCGTGGCCACCGGTCCGACGCGCTGTTCATGCCGCTCGAGTCGTTGGCGCACACCGGCTTCGACATCACCAAACTCACCCCCGGAGACACGTTCGACGAGCTGAACGGGCACGAAATCTGCCGCAAGTACGAGGTGGCGAGCAAGGCCACCCAACCGCTCGTGGAGAAGAACAAGCGGAAGACGTTCACCCGCGTCGACCAGCGTTACCTCCCGGAGCATGTTTCGACGGATCAGTACTTCCGTGTAGAGCGGCAGATCCCCGCCGACACCCGCATCGTGGCAAGCCAGAAGGTGCACGGCACCTCAATCCGTGTCGGCCACACGCTGGTCGCACGGAAGCTGACCTGGCTCGAACGGATCGGCCGCAAACTCGGCGTCAATGTTCAGCTCACCGAATTCGACTACGTCTACGCCTCTCGTCGGGTCGTGAAGGACGCGAACAACCCTGACCAGCAGCATTTCTACGACAACGACGTGTGGACGCACTACGGTAAGCAGCTCGACGGTCTCCTGCCGAAGAACTACATCGTGTATGGCGAGCTCGTAGGCTGGGAGCCCAACGGCAAAGCCCTGCAAGCTGGTTACACCTATGGGATGCCGGTCGGCCACGCCGAACTGCTCGTGTACCGCGTCGCGGTGGTCAATGAGCAGGGCATCTCTGTTGACCTGTCGTGGGATGCGGTGAAGGAATTCTGCCGTGACCGCGACCTGATGCACGTGCCCGAGTTGTGGTCGGGTCTGCACGCTGATTTCGTCGCCGAGGACTGGCTCGACAAGCGGTTCCACGACGAGGGCTACCGGCAAGCACTGCCCCTCGATCCTGGCAAGACCGTGGACGAGGGCGTAGTCCTACGTGTCGAGGGCATCGTGCCCTACTTCGCCAAGGCGAAGTCTCCCGCGTTCTACGCCTTCGAAACGAAGCAGAACGACAAGGGCGTCGTCGACCTGGAGTCGTTGGGGGACGCGGCGTGAGCGAGGAGTGGCGCCCGGTCGTCGGGTGGGAGCGGTTGTACGAGGTTTCGGACAAGGGACGTGTGCGGTCGTTGGATCGGATCGTTTCGCACGTTGGGAACTTCTCCGGAGAGTGGCATGTGCGATCCCGGATACTGCGCGAAGACGTGGTTCGAGACGGGCACCATCGCGTTTGCCTGTCGCGAGACGGGCTCACAACGACCGTCCAGGTGCACGTACTGGTGGCTACGCATTTCATCGGGCCAGCGCCTGCTGGCGCGGTTTGCAGGCACCTTGATGGCGACCCGGGCAACAACGTGGTGGACAACTTGGCGTGGGGCACTGTCTCTGACAATCAGAAGGACGCTGTGGGGCACGGCACCCACAAAGAGGCGCGTAAGACCCACTGCCCGCGGGGGCACGAGCTGGTAGAGCCGAATCTCGTTGCAGCGCTATCCCGTCGGGGAAAGCGAAGCTGTCGGGCATGCGACATCGCCCATTCAGCCAAGCGTCGCAATCCACATCTGGATTGGGCCGCTTTCGCGGACCAGCGGTACCTGCAGCTGACGAATGGGGTGGCCGCGTAATGACCGAAGTGAAAGATGTGATCGATCCGCCGACGCGGCGACAGATCGTCCTGCCACGTGGTCTTCCCGGAGCTGGCAAATCTAGTCTGTTCCGCCGGATGCGTGAGGACAACCCGCGTCTCGCGCGCGTATCACGTGACGACATGCGGGCGACCCTGTTCGGCGCGTCCGGCCGCCTGTCGCCCGCGCAGGAAGAGATCATCTCGAAAGCTGAACGCGCACAGGCTGCCGCCCTGCTCGACGCGGGCTACGACGTTTTCGTCGACGCCATGAACTTGCGCCCGCAGTGGACCCGCGGTTGGGCGAACTTCGCCGCGTTGCACGGTGCTGACATTGCGGTGATCGACCTGGACACCTCGGTCGACGAATGCGTGCGCCGTGACGCTGAGCGCGGCGCGGCGGGTGGTCGGATGGTGGGGGAGGACGCGATCCGTGCGCTCGCCCGGAAGTTCCCCCGCAAGAACTGGCCGACCGTGAAGCCGTCACCGGACCTGCATTTCTACCCGACCCCGTACGTGCCGAATCCGGTGCTGCCGCCGGCGTGGATCGTGGACGTTGACGGCACCGTCGCGCAGAAGCATCCGGATCGTGGGATTTACGACTACACGCAGGTTCATCGCGATATT